AATCAAAAATTAATATTGTGGGAATAAGCCCTTCTAGACAAAGTAGTCACCCATTATTTAAAATACTTAAAAATAAATTTGAAAATTGGTATGATGATAGAGAAACAAAAAATAAATGCAAAGATTTACAAACTTTTGATATCATAATTTTATGCCATACCTTTGAACACTTTTATAATCCATATATTATAGTAAAAAAACTTTTTAATTTATTATCGGAAGATGGAATATTATATATTGAAGTTCCGTCATTCCACACAGGTTTATTAAAAACAAAAGAATTAATAAAGATTCCTGAACATTTTTCATTTTTTACAAAACAATCATTAATGAATTGTTTTCGAGATGTAAATTTTGGAATATTAAAAATAGAAGAAAGTAAAAAGTTTGGGAATATAAAATGTATATTCTCCAAAAATTGTTCAAAATGGCAAGAAATAAAAAAAGAAAATTGGATAATGTCACTTATTAAATACTACATATCAAGGTTAAATTAATGAATAAAATATCTGTCATATTAAATGGATATAAAAGAAGACTACAACTAGATGAACAATTGGCAGCAATAAATAACCAAACTGTGAAACCAGATGAAATCTTGTTATGGTATAATAATCCTGGCGATGATAGTCTTATAAATTATGACATAATGAAAAAAATTCCTACAGCACTATGTAATGTAAATTTTGGTGTATGGAGTAGATTTGCTTATGCATTAAATTGTTCACATGAGTATATTTGTATATTTGATGATGATACAATACCTGGTAGAAAATGGTTAGAAAATTGTCTAAACACAATTAATAATGTAAATGGCTTATTAGGAACTGTTGGTTTATTATATACAATACCATTGCCCAACCAGCATGATAAATGTTCATATTTTGAACACTATATAAGGTTTGGTTGGCCTCATAATAATAAATATGTGCAGCAGGTAGATTTTGTTGGTCATTCATGGTTTTTCAAAAAAGAGTGGTTATCATATTTTTGGTTTGAACAACCTAATCCAATTTTTAAAACATGCGGTGAAGATATGCATTTTTCATATATGCTCCAAAAACATCTTGGTATAAATACATTCGTTCCACCTCACCCACACAATGACAAGGAAATGTGGGGTAGCATAAAAGGAACAGAATATGGAAGCAAACATTCATTATGGGTAGAGGGCCCAGAAAATCAAAAACAATTACTTCATCAATTTTTTAATACTCAAAGGAAAAATGGGTGGAAATTAGTGATGGATGACAATTACAATAGGAATTAAAAAATTATGATATTGTTTTGTTATGGAACAAGACCTGAGTGGGTAAAAATAAAACCATTAATAAAAATTTTCAAAGAAAAAAAATATCCATTTAAATTATTATTCACCGGTCAACATACCGACTTAATAAAAGATAACGATTTGATTAACATTGATTTTAAATTAGATATAAAATTATTTAATAATAGCAGGTTAGATAATATAGCGTTATCATGTCTTAATATTGACAATAACATTTTTGAAAATATAGATTATGTTTTAGTTCAAGGTGATACATCATCCGCACTATTTATTGCATTAAATGCATTTCATAAAAAAATAAAAATAATTCATTTAGAAGCTGGATTAAGAACATATGATTACAATAATCCATTTCCAGAAGAGATGAATAGACGATTAATTGATAATATAAGCTATATACATCTATGTCCAACAAATTTAAATTATGATAATCTAATAACTGAACTTATTACATCAGAAGATTTTGATGGGCATAATTTAGGCAGGGCATATATTTGTGGAAATACTGTTTTAGATAATTTGATTGATTATAAAAATAAATGTGAGTATTCAAACATAATATTGATCGAAATGCACCGCAGAGAAAATGAAGAATTTTTTGAAAAATATTTTATAGAAATTGAAAAACTAGCTAATAAATACAAAAATCTTGAATTTATATTTCCAATGCATTTAAATCCAATTGTGCAAAAATATAAAAATATATTTAAAAAAGTTAAAATAGTCGAACCATTAGAATATAATAGTTTTCTAAATTATTTAATAAAATGTAAATTAGTAATAACAGATTCTGGTGGTCTACAAGAAGAATGCTCATTTTTAAATAAAAAGTGTATTGTTTGTAGGAAAATTACGGAAAGACCAGAATCATTAAATAAATCTAGTTTTTTATGTGATGATCCTAATAAATTGTTTAATTTATTTGAATATCATAGATTTAATTTCGCAATTAATTTCGATTGCCCATTTGGTGACGGCAATTCAGCAGAAAAAATATATAAAATATTAAAAGACATATGTTAATAGAAAAAACATTTAGAGGAGATTTTAATAAATTTCTTAATAAAATAATAATTGGTGAACCATTTGCATTTACTAGATTTTCAGATGGCGAATTAAGAATTCTACAAAATAAAAAATTAATTTGTAAAAAAAATGAAATGTGGATAGGTGATCATGAAGTCAAAAACCATATATACCAAGAGGAAGATTATAAGGTTTTTGAGCCTGATAAACATCAATTTTTTAGAGAAAAATTGTTAGAAAGCTTACAGTTCAAAAAGAAAAATTATTATAAAGGAATAAGTTGTAAATGTTGCTTATCGGGGAAACATGGTTATACTGTTGAAGAAGAATTTAATTGGCAGGTTGAATTAAGTGGGTTAGATAAATATGACGAACACCTAACATGGTCTAACTTATTTGTCAATGGAAATTATCCATATTTTTTAGAACATATGCTGCCATATTTCTTTAATTATAATATAATAATCATATGTAATGAAAAATATAACATAAAAACATTGCCATTTTATAATAAAATAGTCAAAAATTATAGAGTTGGTTTTAATTGTATGGAAAATAACTATCACTTAATTGACGATATAAAATGTTATATTACTGATAATAATATAAAAAATCATTTATTTTTATTTTCTGCAGCATCATTAAGTAATTTTTTATCACATCAATTATTTGAATTTAATAATGAAAATACATATCTGGATATAGGAACAACATTACACCCATTTATGGGCGGGAGATTAGATAGAGGTTATCTAAGAGCATATTGGCTCAATAGTGGTGAACCTGATATAAACAAAATTTGTATATGGTAATTAAAATGATAAATACAGATGAATTAAAATTAGTTAAAAATGAAAAAAAATATTGGTCTTTTATTAGAAAATTAAGAAATGAAAAATCTTACGCAAATAATTTTGGTGATCAGCACTGTATTAAAAAAAGTGAACATGAATTATACATGAAAAAATATGGTGATGACTATTATGTGTGTTTATATAAAAATAAACCAGTAGGATGGGTTGGTAAAGTATGTAATGATATACGAATTTGCACCCACAAAGACTATCAGAGAGTTGGAATTGGTATTTTTATGTTAAAAAATTTTATTAAAGTAACAAATAATATAAACGAATGTTATGCAAAAATTAAACTTCATAATATGGATAGCTTAAAATTATTCCTTAATTCTGGGTTTACAATAACAAATTATTATTTAGAGTATAAAAATGAAAAGTAAATTAAAAAATAGTATTATATTAATAACAGGTGGATTAGGAAATATAGGAAGTTTCATAATTGATGAATTATTGGGAAATCATGATCCCAAATTAATTGTTGTTGTCGATAATAATTTTAATGGCAATATAAATAATTTATCAAAATGGTTAAATGATGAAAGATTAATAATACAAAATTTAGACATTTCAAATTATCATGATGTCTATTATGTTTTTAAAGAATATAATTTCGATTATGTATTCCACCAAGCCTCGATGTTAATAAACGATAGTGAAATACTGCCGCATAAGGCATTCAATACAAATATTATTGGAACATTAAATATAATTCAATTATGCAACGAATTTAATATAAAAAAAATATCTTATGCATCATCAGCATCAGTGTTTGGTGAACCAAAATATTTACCTGTTGATGAAAATCATCCTTATCAATATAAAAATTTTGTTTATGGCATAACTAAAATAACAAATGAAATGATGTTTTTATCTATGTGTAAAGTTCCGTGGAATGGTTTTAGATACTATAATGTGTATAGTGAAAGAACAAACAAGGGAACATATTATACTCAAGTAATAAGAATTATTATAAATAAAATATTAAAAAATGAGCCAATAGTAATATTTGGCAACGGAAATCAAACAATGGATTTAATATATTGCTCTGATATCGCTGCAATAAATATCGCTGCAATAAATTCTGATATTAATGGACATTTTTTTAATGTTGGCACTAATGAACAAACTTCTCTTAATGAATTAATAGAAATTATAAAAAAATATTGTTCAAAAAAATTTGATGTCACTTATAATTCTAATTACGACCCACAAAAAGTAAGTAAAAGACAATGTGATTATTCAAAAGCAAAAGAAATATTAAGTTGGGAACCAAAGGTAAAATTGGAGAATGGTATAAAAATAGTATTAAGACATTATAATTTATTAAAGGAAAAATATGAATAACTCGTATCAAGTAATTAAAGACTTTGAACAAAAAGTCTCAGAATATACTAATGCACCCTACGCAATTGCGGTTGATAGTTGCGCTAGCGCACTACAATTATGTTGTGAATATCATTTTAAAGACATAAATAACCCTGTTGTTGAAATACCAAAACATACATATATATCAGTTCCTCAAGCTATTATACATGCAGGAGGCAAAATAAGATTTTCAGATACTAAATGGACGGGTTGTTATAGACTTCTTCCATATAATATATATGACTCAGCAAGATATTTTACCAAAAATATGTATAATGATATAAAAAGTGGGGATGTATGTTTATCATTTCATTATAGAAAAATATTGAATCTTGGAAAAGGTGGTATGATATTAACAGATTCAAAAGATGCAAATGATTGGTACAGAGTGGCTAGATATTCTGGGAGGCATGAAGGAGTGCCAGAATCAGAGGATAATATTGAAGTAATGGGGCACAATTTTGTTATGACACCGGATATTGCTGCTAGAGGTTTGACAATGATGCAATTTATAAAAGATAATAATGAGCCATTAACACAAGAAGATAGAGATTTAAGTGAATTAAGCGTATTTAAGCCATATATATTATAAAATAATGGAGAATAATAAATGGATGATATCTCTATGTATATCAGTACATGCGATGCAACAATGAATTTTATACCAATATTTTCATATTTTTATGATAAATATTGGACTAAAAATAATAAATTAAAATTTTTAGGTTTTTCACCATGTCCTTATAAATTAAATAAAAGATGTGAATATATTTCTCTTGCAGATAATCAATTAGGAGGTGTTAATAATTGGTCAACATACCTTATTAATTATTTTAATTCAATTGATGATGAAATAATATTATTTGGTATAGATGACCATTTTATTGTTGATTTTATAGATGAAACGATATTAGAATATCTTATAGATGTAATTAAGCAAAATAAGTCAATTGGAAGAATTAGTTTAATAGATAATATTGATAAAAGACCTCATGAAAATATAATAGATTTAGATCATTTTACACTTATAAGGCAAAATCAGAATACAAACTATAGAATAGATTGCCAATTTTCATTATGGAGAAAAGATTATTTATTAAATTATATGCTTAGTAAATGGACCCCATGGGACTTTGAAATAGAAGGAAGTAAATTGGCAAGAAATGATGGATATGAAATATTAGGGACGTCTAAAAGATATTGTGTTATAAAAATAGAAGGTAAAAGACATTTTGAACAAAATTCAATAAATCTATTGGGTGCAAGATATTTAGATATTATGGAATTAATAGATAAAAATATAATAAAAAAAGAAAATATTGTAGGAAGAATAGATTGGATATGGATAGGGCAAGGCACTTAATATGAAAATTGCCATTTGCTATTATGGTTTAGCATATAATATGGATAGTATAAATAATTCTAATGCTAAAAATCAACCTGTAAATTATTTAAGTTGTTACGAAAGTCACAAAAATAATTTATGGTTACCTAATAATCCAGATATATTTATTCATTCTTGGAGCACAAATGTAAAGGATGATATATTAAAAAAATATTCTCCAGTGTCTCATATAATAGAAGATCAAATAGATTTTTACCAAAAAGCGAGTGAAATAGACAATGACTATAAAAAAGAATTTTATTATCAAAGACATCATGTTCTAAGTAGACACTATTCAGAAAAAAAAGTAATACAATTAAAGGCAAAATTAGAAAATGAAAACAATTTTAAATATGATATTGTCATGATTACGAGATTTGATTGCATATATAACAGTATATGGAGTTTTGAAAATTTAAACATGAATTATTTTTACGTAACAGGTGGATGGCCTTGCGATTATTCTAAAGATCTTCCAGATTTATGGTTCTTTTCAAATTCCGACATAATGAATATATATGGAAGAATATATGACGAATTTAATGAAATATTTAAAATAAGTCCTTTATGGAGTTCTCATAGAGCAATTAAAATTCAATTAGATAGATATGGTTTATCTAATAATATAGTTCACTATAAGAAACATTATATAGATAGTGATATAAAAAGAGGGTAAATTGGAAGAAACATTAAAACAAATATTTGAAAAATATAAAGGTATACCAAAAACCACTATAGATGGCTTTGCTGCGGAATGGGGTGGTGATAAAGGTTCAGCACACTCTTATATAGAATCATATGAGTATTTATTTGATGACATTAGGCATTCTAATATAAAATTATTAGAGATAGGAGTTCTATATGGTTCTTCAATAAAAATGTGGAGAGATTATTTTACTAATGGAGAAATATATGGGATGGATATATTAGAAAAATGTAAAAAATATGAAGAAGATAGAATAAAAATTATAATATGTGATTCTACAAATGAGAATTTAATATCTAAATTATTCTATAACATGAAATTTAATATTATCATAGATGATGGGCATCATGACCTCGATAAACAAATATCAACGTTTAATAATCTGTTCAAATATGTAGAAAAATCCGGTTGTTATATAATAGAAGATATACAAAATATAGATAGAGATAAAGAAAAAATATTTAATTTACATAAAAACGTCAATATAATAGATTTAAGATATAAAAAAAATAAATATGATGATGTTCTTGCTGTGATTTATAATGACTAATAATAAACAAACTATAATTGGGAATTCTGAGTTTGATGTTATATTCTCAAATAATTATGTATTTAAAAAATCAACAAGTATAGAAAATTCAAAAAGATTAAAACTGCAATATAATAAACATTGTTTTTATAATACAAAAGAAAACAAAAAATTTTCATGCCCAAAAATTATTGACCACGGGGAAGAACACAAATTATTTTGGTATAAAATGGAATTTATCTTTTTTAATACATTCGAAAAGTTTTTAATTATTTCAAATAAAAAATTATTAAATAAAATATCATACAATTTATGTGGATTTATAGAAAATAATATAGATGGATATAAAGAAATTTCAAGTGATGTATTTATACAAAAATTCGAATCAACAAAAAATAAAATATATTGTAAATTTGACAATAATATAGAGTATATAAACGAATTTATGTATGATATAGATGATAAAATGACTTTACCTTATGGTTTTTGTCATGGTGATCTTACTTTTTCCAATATGTTATTTGACAATAACGGCGAAATATGCGTATTAGATTTTTTAGATAATTTTATAGATTCGCCATTATTTGATTTAATAAAAATAAAACAAGATACTAAATTCTATTGGTCACTAAATTTAATAAGAGAAAAAACTGATTTTTTGAAAATAAAACAAAATTTGAATTATATAAATAATTGTATAAGTGAAAATTTTAAAAATTCTAATATAATGAATTATTATTGTAAGTTTGAGATTTTAAATCTCATAAGAATTCTTCCATATTGCAAAAACAAAAATATATTTAATTTTATACTATCCAACATAAGAGAATTAATAAAATGTCAAATACACTAATATTACCAGCAGCAGGTCTCAGTACAAGATTTCATAAAACAAGACCAAAATGGATGTTGACCCACCCGTCAGGTGATATAATGATATTACAGGGAATAAAAGGACTTCCAATAGATTTATATGATGAAGTGATATTCATATTTCTTAATCAACATATAAGAGAACATAATTTTGACACATCATATATATATAATTATATGATAAGCACGTATAATAAAAAGTGTAAGATATTGATATTAGATAAAAAGACGTCTTCTGAACCAGAAACAGTAAAAGTAGCTATAGAAAAGTATGACATAAAAGGTAATTTTTTAATTAAAGATTGCGATTCATATTTTAATGCTGATTATTGTGATGGGGATTATATTTATACTTATTCATTATATAAAGATGAAAACATAAAATCTATAAATAAGAGTTTTGTTGAAATAGAAGAAAATGGAATTATAAAAAATATAATAGAAAAAAAAGTAATAAATGATGTGTTCTGTGTTGGTGGGTATGGATTTTCATCTCCGGATATGTTTATAGATACGTATAATAAAGTAAGAGATATTAATAAATCAAATGATAATATATATATTTCACACATTATACATCAAATTATATTGGATAATAAAACAACATTTTATTCAAAAGATGTTAGTAATTATTTTGAATGGGGTACATTTCAAGATTGGAAAAATTATACTGATAAATTTAAAACTATTTTTATAGATTTAGATGGAGTTCTTATAGAAAATTACGGTGAATTTGAAATACCAAAAAATAAATCACGACCAATAATAAAAAATGTAAACTTGATAAATAGATTATATGACGAGGGTAAATGCAGAATAATAATAACGACTGCAAGAAAAAGTTCAAGAAAAAAAGACACGTTGAAACAATTAGAAAATCTTAATATAAAATATCATAATATTATATTTGATTTATTCCATTGTAAAAGATACTTAATAAATGATTTTTCTAGTACTAATAATTACCCATCTTCAATAGCGATAAATATAAATAGAAATGATGATAATTTGGAGAATTTTATATCATGATTTATTGTGTAGGTGATTGTCATATAGGATTATTTTCAGAAACAGAAAACGGATTTATACCTAATGTATTTTATAATAAAACATGGAAATATGAGCATATGGCAAAACAAAAATTAGAAGATACATTGTTTACTAACGAATTGTTTCTATCAAAAAACAGTAATTTTAAATTAGCTAGATTAGATGCGCCTACTGCATTTTTTTCATCATATAATAAAAATTTACAAGGAATAATAGAATACATTATAGGATGCAAAGAATATAATAAAGAAAAAGATTGTTTTATATTTAGTTTTGGTGAAATAGATTGTGGTGAAAAAATAATAAAAAAGGTATTAAAAAATAATCAAATAGATTTATTAGTATATCAACAATTAATTATAGATGTTATTTTCGAATATTTTAAATGTATTATAAAATATATAAATAAATATAATATAAATATAATAGTTTATGGTCCACCACCAAGTGCAGTATTTAATGATAATTTTAAATCAGATATGATTGGTACAAATTATCAAAGAAATATAATTACAAAAGCATTTAATGATATGTTAATGAATTTATGTCAATTAGTCAATATTAAATTTATTACATTGTTTTATGATTGTGTTGACGATAATTTAATAACAATAAGTAAGTTTTTACACGAAAATAATTCTCATGTAAATCCAAAACATTGTTGGGGAATAATAAAAAAACAATTGGAGAATTAATCTATATGGAGAATATAACATATGCTTATTTGGAAACGACATCATATTGTAATTTAAAATGTTCATTTTGTAATAGAAAAGATGTAATAAAAAATAAAATACTACCACTTATGCATATGGTGCCTGAAAAATGGGATATAATTCTAGAAAAGCTAAAGCGATATGATATACAAGAAGCAAAATTATACGGTCTAGGAGAACCATTTTTAAATCCGCATTTAGAAACATTGCTTATTAAATTTAAGGAGCAATATCCTAAATGTTATGTCATATGCTCAACAAATTGTCAATATATAGCCCCTAACTTAGAAGAATGTATGAAATATATAGATATGCTTTATTTATCTATAGATGGGTATAAAGAAAATTATGAAAGAGACAGAGTAAATGCTAAATGGAATAAACTTATAAAATATTTAGAAAATATAAAGAATATGAATAGACATAGTTGCACATTGGCCGTAAATTATGTTATTAATAAATACAATATTCAAGATATACCAAAAATAAAATCTATAATTAAAGAATATAATTTAGATAAATTAAGACTAAATATAGCGTCAAATTGGTCAGAAAATTCAAAGATAAGCGATAATAATAAAACATGGAATTATTCCAAAGAACAAATTAAACAATTAAAAAAATATAAAAGCGAAATTATGGGAAAATCTCCATGGACCTTTAGTAATTGTTTTTGGCCTCATAATGGTATATATGTAAGAGTTGATGGATTAGTTACGGTATGCGTAATGAATACAAACACAAAACCATTTGGCAATATTTATGAACAAAGCATTGAAGATATAAGAAATTCAGAAAGATTTATAAAAATTAAAAATGGATGTATAAATGATAATCCAGATGATCATTGTAAAAATTGTTCATATAAAGAATTATCATCATTATTAGAAATTATAGGCGTAAATAATAAGAGTAAATTTGGCAGAAATGAAAAATAAGAATTGGATAACAAATATTGAGAGGAAAGAAAATTTAATAGATAAATCTAAGTTTGATCTATGTTTAGATCAAAGTGAAAAAATAGATTATTTTCCTCATGATTTTTTTAAAGAATTTATAAGTTTTATAAAGCAAGAAGACATTATAAGGTATCCAAATTTTGTTGAATTAAAAGAAAAAATAGCGCTATTTAATAATGTTGAATTTGAAAATATATTTTTAACACCAGGTTCTGATCAGTGTATAAAAACTGCTTTTGAAATATGTGTAGAACCTCATGCAAATGTTATATCTTCTTATCCGTGTTTTCCTATGTATGAAATTTATTCTAATCAATGTAACGCTATATTTTATCATGATATAAATTATGATAAAAGTCTTTATTTGGATTTAAATAAGATATTAAATAGAATAAACAGTAAAACAAGATTGATAATATTGTCCAATCCTAATAGCCCTATTGGTGATTATAAAACTTATCATGAACTTCTTCCATTAATTAAAGAAACTAATAAATTAGGCATAATATTTTTAATTGATGAAGCGTATGTTGAGTTTTCTCCAGGTAGCATGTTAAATGCTATAGAATTTGATAATGTTTTAATATCAAGAACCTTTTCAAAAGCATTTGGTGGTGCTGGATTAAGAGTTGGATATATAATAGGTAATAAAAAATTAATTAATTTGTGCAATAAGTTTAGAATGATGTATGAGATAACATCATTATCATCTAAATTTTGCATTCATTTATTAAATAATTATTATATAATAGAAAAATATATAGAAGAAACAAAATTAGAAAAAGACTTAATCAAAAAAAATCTTTTATTTTCAAATTATGATGTCATAGATTCAAGTGCTAATTGGCTTCATTTTAATGATAAAAATAATAATGAAGGTATAGAAAGAATATTTTTAAAAAATAATGTAGCTATAAAAAATAATGTAAAAATTCCATTTGATGATAGAAATAATTGGACAAGGTTAACAATAGGACCAAAATTAAATGGTCACAATGTTATGAAGGAAATTTATAAAAATGGATTATAACAGAGGTGCAAATACAAAACAATATTGGAATGAAAAACATCTTAGAGAGTATATCAAAAATGAAAATCCAATTATATATGAAAAACTTGACGATTTAAGTTATCATAAAATTGCTTGTGATATAATTGTTAACAACGAAGTATCAATTAATAATAAGTCATTGTTAGAAATTGGTTGTGCAGATGGAAAATTTATAAACTTAATGAATAAGAAGCTACCTTCATGGAAAATGTATGGATTTGATTTTGGTAATGTTGCTATAGAATTTGCACAAATAAATTATGCCAATAACGACGTTCAATTTTATGATGTAGATATAATGCAAGAAAAACTAATATATGATTATGGCGTTATATGCATGTTTGAAGTGATAGAACATATGCCAGAAGAAAAGAATTATGAAATCATAAATCAACTACTAGAGCACTGTGAATATCTTATACTAAGTACGCCCACAACCAAAGACAATTGCTTTGGGGAGCATATATCCCATTATGATTTTGATGCATTTGATAGAAAAGGATATAACGTAATTTGGAAAATAAAATTAGATAAAATAGATATGAGTAATGTTGGTGATTATAATGATTATTGGCATATACTAGTTTTAATCAAGGGCAAATTATGAATAAACAAATATCATTTATAATTCCATCAAGAAATAATTTAAAATATCTTAAGTGGTCTTATAATTCTATAAGAAAAAATTGTGGTTATGAACATGAATTATGTTTTGCTGATGATTTTTCAAACGATGGAACTTTAGAGTGGCTTAATGAGTTAAAAAAAATAGATCATAATATAAAAATATTAAGAAATGATGGCCCAATAAGATTAGGTCATACAATTTTATATGATAAATTAATTAAAATATCTTCAAATGAAATTTTCATTATATGGCATGCTGATATGTATGCAACAACAAATATTATAGATGAAATATACAAATACATAAATGAAAAAACAATAGTTTCAATTACAAGAGTAGAACCATCATTACACCCAGCTGGCCCAGAAAAGTTGCAGTTTGATTGTGGATTAGAACCAGAAGAATTTGATGAAATTAAGTTTTTAGATTTTGTTGAGATTCAAAGAAATGATAATAAAATAACAAATGGTATTTTTGCCCCATGGGCATGTTATAAAAAAACATTTCAAGAAATTGGTGGTCATGATTGGCTGTTTTATCCTCAATCAAGAGAAGATTCAGATATATTTAATAGGTTAAAATTACATGGATGTAAATTTATACAAACATGGAATGCATTTGTATATCACTTAACTTGTAGAGGTTCTAGATTTAATCCACAATTAACAACACCAGGAAAAGCATCAGAAGAATGGTTAGAACATAATAAAAAAAGTGAAAGAAATTTTACAAGAAAATGGAAGCAATTTATAAACCATGATAAAAATTTATCTCCTGTTATTAAACATATATATGATATGGCTTTTGTTTTAGACTATAGTCATCCTTATTATATCGAACTATTTGAACCATGGTGTAACAAATTATTTATAGATTGGTCTAATTACGGTGAATTTAAAAAAGATTATATAGATAAAGAACAGAAAAATACACTTTTTGATTTAAATAAAAAAATTCAAAGTAATGATCAGGTAGATACTCTTCATGATATTTATGTTTATGTAAATTGTGAAAATTTAAACTCACAAAATATTAACAATTTATTGGTGAATTTACCAGATGTATTAACACAAAATAAACAAAATATTAATGTTAATGAAACATTTGAGTATGACGTGTTCAAAATTTATATACAAAATGAAATACAAACATATGAAAATAAATTAATTAAAGTTGATAATTCAAAATATAATATTGATATATCAAATGTAGTTGAGATTAAATAATTTTCCATATAATTATAACTGAGTATTATATTAATATGAGGTATATATGAGAAATGGAAAGAAGGATTGCAACAATAAAAAAACAACAAGGAAAGTAAAAACAAAAGTAAGTGATGAAAATCATGAGTATAATTGTGATATAAATATTCAATTTTCTCCTAGAACAAATAACCAAAAAATATTACTCCAAAAAATAGATGAATATGATGTTGTAATATCGGTTGGACCTGCAGGAACAGGAAAAACATTTGTCGCAGTTTACAAGGCTTTAGAATTATTGTCAAAAAAGAAAATAAACAAAATAATATTAACAAGGCCAATAGTAGAATCATGGGAAAATTTAGGATTTCTTCCTGGCGATATAAGAGATAAAGTCGATCCATATTTTAGACCAATATATGATTCATTAACAAAATTAATACCAAGAGGAACAATTCAATATATGTTAAATAGTGGTATTATAGAAATAGCACCGTTGGCATATATGAGAGGAAGAACATTAGAAAATTGTTTTATAATATTAGATGAAGCACAAAACACATTACCACAACAAATGAAAATGTTCTTAACAAGAATGGGAAAATACAGTAAAATTGTTATAACAGGCGACATTACACAAATAGATTTATATAAAGATAAATCAGGGTTATTAGATTTAATTAAAAAAGTTAGAGATGATGACTATATAACTGTTTTTAATTTTGATAATGAAGACATACAAAGACACCCTATAGTAGCAAAAATAATAGATAGTTATAATAGAGAAGAAAACAACGTTAAAAATTGTATAATTTAAATTATGAAAGACGGTAGAGTTATAAAAATAAGAAGTGGTAAATTAATAAATAGAGAAGGCGTAGTAATAAAAACCAGTTTTATAAAATCAAAATCTAAAAATGGCGAATATTCATATGTCGCGTTATACAATGATGACGATATCAATATGCCAGTTTTATGTTCAATATATGATATAATTGATATTGGAAAAAGTGATTTTTCTTATCTTGAAACGAAAAATAAAATAAATGCTAATTATAAAAATTTAGTGTATTATTATTTAAATTAAGGAGAAAAAATGTGTTGTATAAGAGCTTTATTAAGTTATTGTGAAAAGAGAGATTTTATAAATTTTGCTCTTTTGAAATTAATTAACGAGTGCGGATATGATGATGTTGAAATAGAGTCTCATCCAGGCCACTGTATGCTACCTGATGGTCATATAATTAATTGTTATGACATTAGTATTGGCATTGAATCACAAAGAAAATTAGATGATTGTGATATTACGAATAATATAAGGAACATGTGTAATTTATTAAATATAACTTGTAATTTTCATGATCGACAAATTAAATTAAATTCAAAACATAATAAAAATCAAAATATTAATCTTAGATTTTTTGGGGTATAATATGAATATATTCACAAAAAAACATAAAAAAATATTTTTTGTATTTGATTGCTATATTGATGACAAAGTATTTAAAAATAAAGCAGAAGCTAATAATGGGTGTATTATAAAATCAAAAAATTATGATTATAGTATATCTGTCTGTACAGGTAATGGATATGAAAGTTTTTTATTGTGTAAAGAAGCCTTAGATAAAATTTTTTCTATTTGTCAGTCAAATTTTGATAGAAAATTATTATATAATGATGATGAATGGATAATTGAAATATTTGAAAAAGCGTGGCAACATAATGATGAGTGAAAATATAGGAAATCTTAATGAAGACGTCGGAAGGTTATATAAATATATAACCTTTAAAGATATTCAGTATGATTTCCCATATTATGTAAGAGATGAATCATTGTTGAATGAATTGTTAAATAATAATTTTAATATAAGAATTTTTATTAATAAGGATCCTCTTATAGGCGCAACTTTATATTTTAAGGAAAATTTAATATATTGTTATGAATTTGTTGTGTTTAATAATTTAAGAGTAAAAAATAAATTTTATGAGGCATTAAATAGTGATAATACGGAATACATACCATTTTTAAAAGAACATGATATGAAAAAGATGAGTTTTTTTGATTATGAAATAAAAAAAGATGAAAAAGAAGGCTTCTATTATCTAATGAATAAAAAAAATAAATTGATATTGAAATCAATATATGATATTATTTCAATAATAAAAATAAATACTGATTTAAAAAAGAGATAATTATGAAAATATATGTAAATGATTTAACATATAGAAATGAAGATAAAGAAGGCTCAAGAGGTCAAATAGATAAGTGGAATCTATATAATTCAGAACTTGAAAAAACAACTGGGTTGCAACCAACCTATGCAATATCAGGATATATTACAAAACTATTAGAGGATGTACCAATGAAAAATTTTAGATTTAGGCATAAACAACCTAATGCATTAAATCAAATTATTGATAAAAAAACATTAGAAGCAATTAACGAGATTAAGATTTTTGTAGGACAATTTGTCCAGAAATTTAGATGTAAAAATAATGAAATAGAATATCCAAATGAAATAAAAAGATATGCTGACAGCAAATGTAAGAAGTGCTATGGCAGAGGAATTATTAGTTGGAAATCAGTTTTTGAAGGAGATCAAAGACATATAAATGATATACTCGTTGAACCAGTTTTATGTCCATGCGTTGACTTAAAAAAAATAATAGAAGTTAATGAGGCAATAGAAAATGAAATCATTGATAGTCAACAAAACACAAAAGAGGTATAAAATAATAGATGAAATAACAGAGTTGCACTATAAAAAATTTAATAATAATCATTTAAAACAAAAATATGGTTGTGATACAATAATAAAAGGAAATAATGTTTATTATATGTGCGACGAAATGTTAGATTGTGAATTTACTGAGATAATAGAGGACAAACAAAATGAAGAACAATGAAAATGATGGAATAATTCAAATTAATGCAGAAGATGATTTTGAGAAACCAAAGTGGGAAATATGTAATGATGAATTTGTTATAGAAACAGTAAAAGACCTTATAGAAAAATATCACAGACCTAGGTGTAATCTATCACACGACATGTTTGGATTTCTCTGGGCCTTGAAGGGATTACCAGGAGGTAGTTCTGGCGTATGTTGTAAGGTAGGTGATAAATTTAAACCATTTTTTAAAAAACCAGTTTTGTTTGTTATTATCATAGATTTTGAACAATGGAATATATTAGAAAAAAATCAAAAGATAGCTTTATTAGATCATGAATTGTGTCATGCTTATGCATATGAAGATAGAAAAGGAAGACTTAAAACAAAATTAATAGATCATGATATTGAGGAGTTTAATTGTATTGTTAATAGACATGGTCTATGGCATGATGGCTTAGAAAATTTCTATAATTCTGTTAAGAAATAAGTTAATAAATAACAATAATTTAATTCATTTTTAATTAATAAATTATATGATTATATTATACTTATAAAATTCAATAAAAGGAGTATAATATGACAAGAAAAAATGAAATTGATTATGATGAGCATTCAAGGACAATTTGGTTATATGATGACATATCAAGTGATAATATTCTTAAATATATACAAGCGTTGAATGAATTAAGTATATTGTGTTTGAGTGAAGATAGATTTCAATTACCTATAGGTTTTACATTAACAAATGAACAAGAAAAGAAAGCGTATAACAATGTATGCGAACTTAATAAAATATTCAATAAAATAACAATAAGAATTAATTCAAATGGTGGGGAAGCAGAAGCTGCATTTAATTTAATTGATAACATAAGAACATGTTCTGTTCCAGTAGATGTTATAATTGAAGGCAAAGCATTTTCGTCTGCAGCTGCGGTAGCTATATGCACAACAGGAAATAGATTTATATTACAAAATAGTTTTATAATGCTCCACAGCATACAATTTGAAGGAGAAGAAGGTAGTTTCACATCTCAACAAAGACACAATGAGAATGTATACGTTGAAGCAATGACAAATAAATTGTGCAAGTTAATATCACAACGTTCTAAAAAGACAGAAAAGTATATAAGAAAAATTTTAAATGAGAATAAAGACTTTTATTTTTCTGCTGAAGAATGTTTAACCAATGGATTTTGTGATTATATAATATAAGGAATTTAAAATGAAAAATGAACAAATATTACAATTAGTTAAAGAATCAACTAAAAAGTTTCATGAAATAATAAACAAAGGAATAAAAAATACTGAATTAAAATCAAATGTATTAAAGTTAATAGAAGACCTAGGATCAACATTACATTTTAGTCCTGCATCTACAAATGAAAATTATCACGATTGTTATCCTGGCGGTTATATAGTACATTCTGTACAGGTATTTAAGAACTTAGTTGCTTTAACAAAAGTTTTCACCAATAATGAATATACTTTAGATGAATTAATCATAGTTGGATTATTTCATGATATAGGAAAAGTTTGCTCAATAGATTTAGAGCCCTATTACATAGAAAATGATATAGATTGGCAGGTTAGAAAAGGGCAATTATATAAAATAAATGATAAGATTCCACAAATAAGCCATTCAGCTAGAAGTATAATTTTATTATCAAGATATAACATAAAATTAACAGAGGAGCAATCCCAATCAATATTGTATCATGACGGGCAATATTTAGATGATAATAAGTGTGTTAAAAATAAAGAAATGCCACTCACATTATTGTTACATTGGGCTGACATGGTCGCAGTTCAACAATCAAAAGGAAATATGATATTAAATATTAATGGTTAAAAATGTTCATAACAACAAAAAAACACAATGAAATAATAAAAAAATTAAAAAATGATTTAGAAAACAAATATGATGATAGTATTTCAACATTAGAAAAATTAGTTGATAAATTAGAACAAAGGATTCAAAATAATGATGAAGCTATTAGTTTATTTTCAAAGGATTTATTAGAAGCAAAAAATGAAATAGATTTCTGGAGAGATAAAGACGGTTTGATAACAAATTTCAATGGCATGCAATTAGTACAAGAAGTAGTTGATAAATTATTAATAAGATTAGATTTTTATTATTTGAATGATAAGCAAAAGTATCCAGATGATGGTTTACACTTAATTAATACTAAAGATAATTTTTATGAAAATGCCAAAACAAAAAGTGACAAATTTATAAACGAAATAATAAATAGAACAAATAAAAACTAATTATTTATTCAGAAAAAGCGATTTTTTAAAATAGAAATCGCTTTTTTTGTGTAAATACTAAAATATAATATAATTATAACTAGAAGATGCATATGAATAAAAAAATATATTTTACAAGACAAGTAGATAAAGCAATAGAAAAGTATAACAATATACCTAAAAGTAATCATGATGAGAGGAATAAATTATTTGAAGATCAAATATATGTACCTCTTAGAGAATTAATAAAAAATGTCATAGTATCATTTAATTTTCACGTATCTTGTAATGAAGACATAGAAGATTTAATAAATGAATGTATGTATTTTATTATGAGTAAACTCGATAAATTTCAATATAAAGAGGGTAAAGCATTTTCATATTTTAGTATAACGTGCAAAAACTATTTAATACAAAAATCTAAAAAACACAACAAACACAAAATAGATACAGTTTTTTATGATAATAATTTAAATAATAATATTAATGAATATAGTATAGGATTATATGAAGAAAGCAATATAGATTTTGATTCAACAGCAGATAAATTAAAATTTTTAGAATATATGAAAGCATTTTACTCAACCTCTAAGAAGCAAAATGATAAAAATGTTTCCCAAGCAATTATATACATATATGAAAATTCTAAACTACTGAATGAATTTGAGCAAAATAAGTCGAATAAAAAAGCTGCTTATTTTATGATAAAAGAAATAGTTAATATTGATACAAAGCAATTAACAAGAATAGTAAATAAAATAAAAATAAAGGTTTTTAATAAATATAGAACCTGGTTATCAGAGGGTTAACAATGGAAGAAACAAAAATAAACGAAAATATTTTATCAAAGATTAAAATAAAGGACAAATCTTTAGAAGAAATACTTGATTTAATTTATTTAAATTCTAATGAAGACAGACGTCTTATTCAATTAACAATAGATTCAATAAAAGATAAAATACAATCAAGTAGAGACCCTATATTTGTTGGCCAAATCATAACATCAATATCTAATTTATATAAGGTTAAACAAAGTAGTTCAGATGCTATGTTAAAAATAGCTGATATAATGAAAGATATATTAAAAGCTAACAATATAGAAGAAAAATCAACAGGTTTTATATTACTTAATGAACAGACAAAACAAGAAATATTAAATGAAGTTCAATCAGATAATAAAAGAATAATATCAAAATAATGGAACAAAGAAAATTAATAGATCTTTCATATATGACAGATGATGAATTGTTGGATCAATATAAAAAATCAAGAGATGATTTTAATGATTTTTGTGTTAATTTTTCAATTATATTAAATGATTATCTTAATAAAAGAAATTTAATAGAATCATATTTTAAAGAATTGGAAAAAAGACAAATTAAAATAGAGTTAATAGAATGAATAGTAAATTAGATAACTATAAACATATTTATCCAGAATTATTTTTATATGATGCTATTAATGATACAATAAAAAAATATAGAAACAACAAATTAGATTTTAATTCAAGATATAGAGCTGTAGTCGTAAAATATGCAGATAGCGGGGATGGTAATGAAAAAACTGGTTTATCTGATTCATCACCAAACAAAGATAACGATTATAAAATAGTTTACCCAAGAGGCTGTGTACAGGCGAGAGTATTAGGATTAGATGATGCTATTAATTCTGGCCAGTCAAAAGGCGATGGGAAAAACTATAAAATTCCAGATGTTTTTTTAAGGATATTTAGACCTAATAGTGAAAAAAATGAAAAACTTCATTCAGGTGATTTAATATGGGTAACTTTTGAAGACTCAAATTTTACAAGAGGAATTTGGTTAGGTAAGATTGAAAAGGAAAAAGACCAAGAAGAAAATTTTGGGAAAATATATGAAAGATCTTCTGAGTATGATATAAAAGGTTCTAATTTATCAAAAAAATATGTCGTTGATACAAACGAAAAGTTTAGTGGAATTACAGAAGAAACAGTTATAATGCAGTGGCCAGTTGATGAAAATACATGGGGTAAAAATATAGTATCAGATTTTGGTGAAATAAGAAAAGATGGCAAAGTTCATGGTGGAATAGATATATCTGTTAAAGCAACAGTTGGAGCTACAGTATCAGCAGCATATGATGGAATAGTTAAAAGTGTATTTATCGCAAGTGATACAGAATCATATATAATAGAAATAGAACATGGATTAATATCTGGTTATAAAAGAAGTATTGACCCATCTACAGGTTTAGAAACAGGTGATCCTGAACCAATATATTCAAAAAAATGGATAACAAAATATGTTCATCTTCAAAACCCAAGAGTTCAAGTTGGACAGCAAGTACAACAAGGCGCAACAATAGCACAAATCTGTCCTAAAGATGAAAAGTCTACTGGACCTCATTTACATTTTTCTATTGCAATACCTAAGGGGCCAAAAAGTGATGAATATGTATTTGTTGACCCAACAGATAATAAAATCGCAATAGTTGAGATATAAAATGAATGATTATTTTATAAATGAAACAAAGGAAAAAAGATTTAAAAAAGAATTAGTGTTAATACCGGGAGATGAATTAATAGAAAATCAATATTCATCAACAATATTACTTTCTTCTAAAAACAAAAATCAATCAATATTGTATTTAAATACTGGGAGATATAATGAAAGACCCGATGTAAATAATGATTCTGCATGTATAGTAATACATGAGGGCGATAATATCGATTCTTATTGCAATTATTCTTCAAAACAAATAAAAGAGTCTGATGACAATTCATTTGTGTTGGTTAATGCTGATAAAGTTAGAATAAATTCAAAAAAAGGAAATATATCATTTACGTCTAATAAATCATTAGTTGTTTCAGTTTCTAAAACTATAGAGATATATTCATCTGGTGACATTAATATAAAGAGTGATGGAAATATCAATATAGAGTCTAATAAAAATATTAATTATAAATGTAGAAATTTTAAAGTAGATTCACAAAAATTTGAAATTAATTCTGACAATGTATTTTTAGGTAAAAATGCAAATCAACCACTTATATTAGGCACAGTATTTAAATCATGGTCAGATTCACACACGCATATTAGTACACAGCCTGGATCACCAACAACTCCACCTATTCCGTCACCATTATATTTGAGCAGGATTGTAAAAGTAAAATAAAATGAATAAATACATTGTAAATAGAGAAAGCTTATTTAACCCAAAAAATATTACTAATATAACAATAGGAGTACCATTTAGAAATATTAATGGATGGTTTGAAAATGTTACGAGAACAGAAGAAGCAATTAGACAAGATATAAGAGCTTTTATATTCACAAATAAAGGTGAAAGAATAATGAGGCCAGATTTTGGCACAAATATAAAAAAATATATTTTTGAACCAAATGATCAAATTATAAGAGATAAAATAATAGAAGAAATTTCTGAAGGCATAAACAAATTTTTTCCATATGTTAAATTAATTTCAGTAAATGCGTTTACATCAAATAATGATAATACATTAAGTGATAATGAAATAAAAGTAGAAATAAAGTTAGAAATAAAAATAGGCAATGAAATAAAAATATTAACAATAGATAATGAAGTAATAGGTGGACTTAGTTAATGGACCCAAAAAACTTACTATCAAGAACATCTCAAGATAAAAATAAGAGAAGCGTAAAATACATAACAAAGGATTTTGCAGGGTTTAGAGATAACTTAATAAAATATTTAAAATCATATTTTCCTGAAACAATAAATGATTTTCATCCGGCTTCTTCTGGGATGATGTTAATTGAGCTAAATGCATATGTTGGTGACGTATTATCATTTTATTTAGATCAATCGTTTAAAGAAGTGTTTTTAGATACAGCAGTAGAAAAAAAGAATATACTAAATAGAGCAAAATTCTTAGGTTATAAACCAACATTAAAATCCCCATCAACAACATATGTTGATGTATATTGCGTTGTTCCATCAATTCTTTCTAATAGTTTATACGTTGCTGATACCCAATATGCATTATATATAGGTGCAGGAATGCAATTATCAGCAGAAAATTCAACAAAATTTGAAACAATGGAAAGTGTCGACTTTTCTGATAATTTTCATTCTAATAGAGAAGATGTAATTTATGAATATAGTGCTGGAGTTCCATCTAAATTTATTATGAAAAAAACGGCGCAAGTTGTTGCTGGTGAAACAAAAAGCTTTACATATTCTGTATCAGATCCACAAGAATATCTTAGAATAAAAATACCTGATTCTAATGTAACAGATATAATTAGTGTTGTTGATTCTGAAAATAATAAATGGCATGAAGTTGATTACCTTGCTCAAGATACAATTTATTATGAAACTAAAAATACTGATCAAACAAATGTTGAATATTACCAACATAAAGAATATGTTCCATATATATTAAGATTAATTAGAACAAATAAAAGATTTACAAAAGAAATAGATCATTTAGGTAATGTTTTCATAAGATTTGGTGCTGGAACTTCTTATAATATGGATGATGAAATAATAAGTAATCCATATTCTGTATCCATACCAATTAGTGGAGCATCATTTACAAACACAGTAATAGATCCAAACAATTATTTAAAAACAAAAACATTAGGTGAAGCACCATACAATACAACATTTACAATATCATACAGAATAGGTGGAGGAACATCAACTAATGTTGGATCAAATACTATAAATAAAATAGAAAAAATAAATGTTTCTTTAAGTGAACCTAATAATTCATTAAATCAGGCTAGTATAAGACAAGCAATACAGTCCATTGCTGTAAACAATCCGTTGCCTGCTAATGGTGGGAGTGATTTTGAATCAACAGATAAAATAAGAAATATAGCATCATCATATTTTGCAGCACAAAATAGGGTTGTTACAAAAGAAGATTATATAGCAAGAGTTCTTTCAATGCCAGCAAAATATGGTAAAATATCAAAAGTTTATGCTTCACCTAGCTTTTTACAACAAGGTGACATTACTAAAAAATGGAATGATGTTAACCAGTTTGGTGTTAATTTATATGTATTATCAAAAGATTCTAACAATAGATTAACGCAAGCAACAAACGCACTTAAAAATAATCTAAAAACATATCTTTCAAAATACAGAATATTAACAGACGGAATCAATATATTAGATGGAGAAATAATTAATATAAGAATTAAATTTAGAATTGTTGCCCTTCCTCAATATAATAAAAATTATGTTCTAATAAAGTGTATTTCTAATATAGCAGATTATTTTAATATAGATAACATTGAGTTTAATCAACAAATTGTAATATCAGAAATATATTATATACTTCAATCCATAGAGGGTGTACAAGCAGTAAAGTCTGTTGAAATAGAAAATATATATGGTGGAAATTATTCAAATTGTGTTTATGATATAAATGCAAACACAAAAAATGGTATAGTATATCCATCTAGAGAATTATCTATATTTGAAATTAAATACCCAGAAAACGATATAAAAGGCACTGTTGAATAAGGAGATATAATGGCCTATATATATTATACAGCATCTAGAGATACATATATAACAGAACAATATCCATCTGGTAATTTTGGCCAATCTTCCATATTAAAAGTTGGTAGAGTTCTTGATGGCGATACAGGGCAAAGAAAAAATTATAGATCTCTTTTATATTTTGACTTTACAGATTTTAATAGTAAAATAAATTCTGGTTATATTACGGGTGCAGTAACTTGTTCATTAAGATTATTTGATTGCTATAGTGATGAGGGTAATCAGCCTTATAATTTTGATATATATGCACACCCAATATCAAATTATTTATTTACAGAAGGAAGAGGTATAAGTGATGATGGTTATACTTCTGGCGCATCAAGTTGGATTCAAGCAAATTCATCAAATAATTGGGTGATTAGTGGTGGGGATTTTGATTCATCTACATTTTTTAGTTGTTCTTTTGAAAATGGTACAGAAGATTTTGTAACTAATTTAAAATGGTGGCCAACAGCAAGTAATAACTATGGCTTATTATTGAAATTGCCAGACGAATTAGAATCAGGTAGTTTAAGTTCACAAAGTTATGACACGAAGAGATTTTTCTCAAAACAATCATCAACAATATTTAAACCAAGAATAGAAATAAAATGGCCAGATTATATACAAGATGATAAAAATAAGTTTTATTATTCATATACAGGATATAGTAAGTTTTGCTACTATAACTTTGTAAATAGTGTATTAACAAACCTACAAAATATAAATAATACTAATATGCTAAAACTTGATATATATCCTTCTGGCTTTGCAACACCATTTATTACTACATACGCATCAAATAGTTCAACAGGAATATATCAAGCATCAAATATATTTGTAACATCATCTTATAGTTCTTCAATAAATTATTGGAAATTAGTATGGACAAGTGGTTCAACAGCTATAAAAACCGAATACATAACAGGAAGCAGTGAAACGCAAAATTCTCAATTAGGTGATGATCAAATAATAATAAAGTGCATTAATTTAAAAACTTATTATAATAAAACAGAAACAGCTAGATTTGATTTCTTTACAAGATATAGATATCCTACGTATGCTTTCGCAAGTGGAAATGAATCACTACGTTCATTGATTATACCTAATATGTATTATCAGATTATTGATGTTGTAGATTCAAGTGAAAATTACAAATTTATGCCATTCGATAATGAGTGCACAAAAATGTCTTATGACTTTGATGGGAATTATTTTAATTTAGATATGTCATCATTTCATATTGGTAGAGTATATGGAATACAAGTGAAATATTTAATAGGTAATCAAGAATTAATTTACCCCCAATTATTTAAATTTATTATTAAATAATGAAGAAATATAAAAAAAATTGTCCAAGAAAACAGGAAATTATAGGTTTTCTTAATTGTAAGTTTATAGAATTGTATGAAAGTAAGAAGTAAAATAAACATGGCAACATTTATAAAAGGGCAAATAGCAACATATAGTTTAGAACCAAAATCAATAATAGAAATAAATTCAGCATTTGATAATATTATTGATGAACAATTTTATGAATTTTCAAAAAAAGAATTAGATAATGACATTCAACAGCTAAACAATAAAAATAAATATACTGTTAAATTTGATGGTGGCTTATTATACTGCCCGATGCCAAGGTATATTATAGAAGAAATAGATAGAACAAAACAAATAACAATAGAATTATGGTTCAAACCTTATATTTATTCGAATTATATAATTAATAATAATGGTTCAAGAGCTGAAAATGTTTTATTTTCATTGGAATTAAGTGGATCAAGAGGTGAAAGTGGGCCTGCATTTACTAATCATAATGATATGTTAAATTTATTTTATGGTAATCCTACAAATAATAATCTTGGTGGTGTAAGAGTTGTTAAGTCACAAACTCCTATACAAGATTTAATACCAGGAACAAATATAGATGCCAATAAATCATATTATTGTTGCTTCACAATAGATAATTATAGTGGCGGAGCAATCGACAATGATAATCAATATTTAGATAGACATCCATTTAACTTTTATTTGTATAATATTAGTGATAATCAATCAACTCCATTGGTAATATATTCAAATAATAATACATTAGGTAATGATCCATTTTTACTTTTAAATCAAGATAATATTAATAGAAATTATGTAGTTGTAATTGGTAATACGTTTAGAAATATTTCGCTTGATACAAAGGCTCCATTAAATTGTGAAATATATGGATTAAGACTTTGGAAGAAAACAATAAGAAAAGAAAATATAGAATCAATAATAAAAGATCAAAATCCTGTTTCTCAACCTAATAGATATGGCATAAATAGAGATGATTTATTATTAGATTTAGATTTAAGAGAAATTAATACAAAATATATGGGTGATAAATCAGATAGACATCTAAAATTTTATGCAATAAATAATGATATGGAAAGAACATTTGAAAGTGACACCCCACAATTAATAGAAGGATCACTATTTGATGAATAATAAACTCAACATAAAAGCATTTGATGAAACTCTATTAAAAAATAGTATAGATTCTATCTATGTTAGTGGTTTATTTGTTGATGAAAACAATAATTCATTGTTAGCATCATTTAATACAAATGAATTTTATGAAAGTGATTCTCAAGTAGGTCAATACATCCTTGACATATCAAGATATATTAACAAGTTAAAATCTAATAAAAAATATAAGCTATATATTCAAGGATTAAAAACCTTTATAGATGACGTTCAAATAATTGCTATAAGCAATTCGAGATATGAAATAAAGTTAAGATCAGATGACTTAAACAAAAATATTGAAGATGGTCAACTTAACAATAAATATTCTTTATTATTTGAAGGTCAAGATTATATAATTATTAATTCATATTATGATTCTTATGATGATTATATTGTTATAAAATTACTTCAACCATTATCACAAGATATAAAAGAAGAATATTACTGTCAAATAAAAGAAATATTATTTTCTAAAATAGAATTAGATGTAGAAATATCTGATGAATTAGATTATGATTCAAAGCAAATTGATAATTTAAAATTTCTACATGGTCAAAATTTACCAACAATAGATTATCAAACACAACAATATAGTTATTCAGATTTAATTACAACGTCATCATTTTATTCATATTCAATAGAAGATTTAGTAAAAAAATTAGAAAATGATACACAGCTAAATATAGATTATTCAGACTTTTCTAATCATGTATTCTTTGCATTTTCAGAAGATATATTAGATACTGCATATCATAAAATAAGACAAATAATTAATCTTGAAACAATGAAACAACAGGTTACAGCAAATGACCTTTTGCCATTGTTTTATACATATGAAAATAAACAAAGAGAAATAATATATGATATGACAGGCTATGAACAATATGTTTATAATACTTCATGGCCAAGAGTCAATAATTCAACAGGTGGATTATATCATTATACTTCAAGTAATGTAGTGCAATGGTATGCTACGCAATCTATTTCTGCTTCATTGTGGGACAACAACAATAATGCCCAGATATATCATAATATACCTAATTATTATTTTGAAAATGACACTAATAATGTTTTTTATAATTACGTTCACGCCATGGCTATGCATTATGATTATATAAAGCAACATATGGATCAATTCATGAATTTCATAAATATAAATTATGACAGCCATGATATCCCACCTAATAATTTGTTGTGGCTTCTTGGAAAATATTTTGGTTTTACAATGTATGATGGTAACTCAATGAAATCACTAACTAATTATTTATTAGGTAAAGAAGTTTCAGGATCATCTTCTGTTACATCATTACAAAATACAACATATAATATATGGAAAAGAATATTAAATAATTTACCTTATATATATAAAACAAAAGGAACACAGGAATCAATAAGGGCATTATTAAATTCATATGGTATACCAGCCGATATATTGCAAATAGATGAATATACTGTTGGGCAGTCATATTATGAAACTTCTTCATATGAAACATATTATTCACCAATAAAATCTTCTAAATATTTAAAAATAAATGAAAATTCATATTTAAAATTTGTTGATTTATGTCAATTGATGCCTGGGTCATCATCTGATGTTTGGTCAGATAGAACATTTGAGCTTACATATAAAACAAATTATTCATTTAATGGTGAACAGATTTTCTTATCGCAACACACAACAAAAGATGAAACCTTATCATTAAATTTCTATCCTAATTATATTTTATATTCATATGCAAGTGGCACTGGTGGAACTGATAGTATGATAATACCATTTTCAGCTTCTAATAACACATTTACATATATATGTTTTGGTACAATGTTATCATCTTCATTGCCAAATAAATCTGGTGCGTTTTTTAGAGTAATACAATATAACGATGATTTATTGGTATTTAATACTGGATCAAACTATACTGAAATTAATTTAAGTGGTTTTGGTTTATCTACTAGTACAGATGATGTAATGATTGGTGATTATGATACTAATGGTCTTTCAAATTTTGGAATAATGGAATTTAGATGTTGGAATAGGAAATTGACAGAAGATGAAATGCTAAAACATGCATATGATTTTAGAAGTGTTGCGCTAAATACACCATTGTCGAATATAAGTGAATCAAGCGAAAGATGGAATATACAAGATTTAAGAGCAAGATATAAATTAGATGATAAAATAGATTTAAATTCTAATGTTTATGGATTAAAAAATTCAGCACCAAATCCCATAGGGTATTGTGAAGCTTGTAATTTTGTTGAATTGCCATTTGCAACTTCTTCTAGTTACTATTGGGCTGATATAACAAAAAATACAAAAACGTTTGTCCCATCAATATCAGCAAGAAGAAGAGATAGAAAAATAAGAGTTTGCAGTGGGACAATAGCACCTAATGTTAATGATATACCTGTTATAAACATGGAATGGTCACCAACAAAAGTTATAGATGATGATATAATTGAATATGTTGCTGATGTTGATTTTAATAGTATATTAGGCGATCCTAAAGAATATTATAGCTCATCATATGCTTTATTGGATAGATATACAAAAAATTATTTTAACAAATATATTCATTCATATGATTTTTATAAATTTATGGATTTAGTTACCAATGTTGATAAAAGTTTACAAAAATCTATAGAGCAATTGATCCCAGCAAGATCACAATTAAATTATGGAATTTCAATAGGAAGTCACATATTTGAAAGAAACAGATATAATTATAATAAAGGATATATAGAAGAAAGGCCATATTTAACATATTCAATAGATAAAACAAACATTTATTCATTGGGTAAATCAAGTAATCAGAAATATTTAGAGCCAAATGTAGATTTAAGTGAAATTGATATAATAAATGGATTTAATTCTCTAAGCAAATTTGTTCAACCATATATTGAAAATAAAATATTTTCAAGTTCAATGACAGGTAGTCACTTATTATATCATAATCAATTTATGTACCCATACAAAGAAATATATTGTTCAACGTATTATGGATCAACATGCAATTATTTTGATGGTGAACACACTAGCACAGCATGGATAACAGGTGATACATATGGTGCTCAATTACAAGTAGTACAACAATAAGTAAATAAAAGAGGTAAAAACAAATGGCATTCCTAAACCAGACAACCCAAATTGTGAACGCGACCCTTACCAAAAAAGGTAGAGAATTATTATCACAAGGATCTAATAGATTTAATATAACAAAATTTGCTCTAGGTGATGATGAAATTGACTATTCACTTTGGAACGCAAATCACGCAAGTGGTAGTGATTGGTATGGTCATACAATAGAGCAAACACCGATTTTTGAAGCATTGCCTGATGAAACAATTGTTCTAAGATCAAAACTTGTAACATTGCCAAAGGGGGTTACATCTATGCCTTATATCAAAGTATCACCACAAACGATTACTTTACAGTTTAAAGCATCAGCATTACTTAATGCTACAACGTTAAATGGTGCTACAGGATATGATGATAGAACCGCAGGATATACATGCATATTACATAATAAATCACTTGCGATATTAGAAGTAACAAAAACTGCTCCATCTCAGCCATCAGATATATCTAATTTACCATCAGATATATTCAATGATGCAACAAATGTTAATAGTTCATATGCTATAGGATTAGAATTTAAAATAACTGCTAAAGATGTTACAAATATTTATGACGGTAGTAGGTCTTGTTTAATCACAATCCATGGAAATGAGACTTCAACAAATGATACAATTTCATTAACTGTAACACCCCCACCAGTTCGCACAACTGAATAAAAATTAAGGAGATAAATAAATGGCTGTTAGTAACGAAACACAAGACTCAACAAGAAATTCATCAATAGCTGTAAGAGAATCTAATTCTTCATTTGTTAATTTTGCTGGATCAAATTACTTTAAAAGGTTTGACACATCAAATGATGTAACAACAATTCAGACAGAGATAACAGATCCTTTGTATGTTACAACGGATACTGCCTTAACCCCATATACAACTGGTTCAGGAACAACACTGTCATCGTCTGTTGTTATGTATTATACAGGTGCTACTGCTGAAACCCTATATAGAGTATTCGATGCATTATATTGTGTAAAATCTGGGTCAGATCCAAATGCGCATATAAATCAACAGGCTGCTTATGCTGCATTACAATGTGCGATATTAGATAATCCATCATCATCTTTATTATTAAATGGTGCTGTTGGAACTAGTGGTTCTCATAGAGCGTTTGTAATCGCAATACCAAGAACATATTATAAAAGTGAATTAGATCAAGGTAATTGGCAGATTGATGTAGCTAGTGGATCATCAGTACAATATTTTATAGATAACACATCTGCTGCTACTGCATCAATTGTAAGGGCAGGTAGAAGATCTTCTATTGTAAGTGGTAATTTAACAAATGGGCCATATGACACAACAGCAGTTGGTTATTGTTATCATGATTTAGGGTTACTTTTATTTGATGGGTATTATAATCCAACACTTATATCATTCGCAACAAATTCTATATTCACAGATGCTGCTGCCCCAGAAAGAGCAGTATTAAGTGGTGCAGCATTTATTCAATCAATAAAAGGAAGATCATCAACGAAATTGAATTCAATAAGTTATTTCTGTAGAGCATTTAATAAAGAATTTAATTATTCATCAAATAATACATTTTCAAGCCCAACCGACGGAACAATATCAGTTTCTGATTTCTTGACAAATGGAACAAAAACATATGTTACAACAATTGGCCTCTACAATGATGCAAATGAATTAATAGCTGTCGCAAAAACTAGTCAACCAATACAAAAGAGTTTTGATAAGGAAATGATAATTAGGGTAAGGCTTGATTTCTAGCATTGTTTTTATTAAACTTATAAAAAAAATGATACTTTTTAATATTCTCATATATTTATATATGTAACAAATTAAAAATATAAATATAGGAGAAATTATGAAAGAAAAACTTTATTATGTATATGAGCTCATTGATCCAAGAAACAATCAAATTTTTTATATAGGGAAAGGTTATAATAATAGAATGTATTATCATTTTAATACAGTGAAATATAATAAAAAATTACACAACAAACATTTATATAATAAGTTGATTCAACTAATAACAGAAAATTTACAACCTATTTACAAAAAAATATTTGAAACATATAATGAAGGAGATGCATATGACTTTGAGAGACAAAGAATTTCAGAAATAGGATTAGAAAATTTATGTAATGTCATACCAGGAGGAAATGGTTGGTTAAATGGAGATATAGAAAAGGCTAGACAAAACACAAAAAATCTTTGGGATAATGTAGAATATAGGAATAAAGTAATATACGCCCAAAAAAATGGCGGAGCAAAGAAGTGTTGGGAATCTAGAAGATTAAATAATACAGATCATCATACTGAAGAAACAAAAAAGATAATTAGTGAAAAATCTCGATTAGCTCAACAAAGTGTAGGTTTTAGAAAAGGAAAACATTTAACTCAAGAACAAAAACAAAAAGTTTCAATAGGTATGAAAAAATTTTACAAAGAAAATCCAGAAGCAAGAATAATTCATAGACAAAAAATTTTAGGTAAAAAATCATCTGAAGAAACTAAGAAAAAAATATCAAATGGCCAAATAGTATATTTTACAAAAAATGGTCATGGCCCATCAAAGGGAATAAAGCATAAACATAAAAGAAACTATACAAAAAATGGTTATAAAATGTTTATACAAAAATGTAGAGAAAATAACATAAATAGATTTAAAGATGAGAATTTTAGAAAAAAATTTATAGAAATTCAAAAAAATAGAAAAAAAGTTCAATGTAAATATTGTAAAGGTTTTTTTGATCCTTGTACTATAAACAGATGGCATAATGAAAATTGTAAAGTAAAAAATGGAAAATAATACAAGCAACGTATATGTAGATCAAAACAAATTATTAAAAGAAGAAACTACAAAAACAAACAAACAGATTTTTGAAGAGAAAAAGAATTCTGTTACTTCTTCTTATTTTGTTTCAAACATATATTTACCTGTCCAAGGATACCAAAGAGAGGTTAATACGTTTTATGCTTATAAACCACACAGTATAACAATTGAATCCGGTTCATATGTAAATGGAATCTATGCATATGCTGTAACATCAAGCAACGCAAATTCAGATAAACAATATTATAAAATTCTTACATCATTTTGCTCTCATGCGAAATATAATTATAATGGATATTTAGGTAATATTTCATATAATGTAGGTGGGCTATTTATTACAATTCCTCAAAATAAATTGGGAGAAAATTTACAGAAAAATAATACATTTGTTACTATTGTTTATGATGGAAATTCTCCTATATTGAAAGATGATGGAAATGGTAACTTGTTATATTATTCAGGTGATTCATCAACAATGACTGGAAGTATTTTTTATGAAGCAGGTGTTATATTTTTACCTGATTCAGGATCTATGTCATGGAGTCAATGGGATAATTCAGATTCTGTGCAGTTTGAATTTAACTCAACTGTACCAATAAGAGAAAAAATCTGGAGATGTTATACACCAGCTGGTGAATTAAATTATTCGTATAATAAAACAGCATATCAAGGAACAGGAAGTATAAGTGGTACACGTATAATTAATGATCCTTTTATACCCTATATTACAACAGTTGGCTTATATAATGAAGATAATCAACTCTTGGCAGTGGCGAAATTATCAAAACCAATAAAGAAATTTCAAGACTTAGATATTTCATTTGATATAAGAATTGATTTTTAAAATATTGTTATTAATAAATTTATTTAAAATACCGGTAATCCGGTATTTTTCATTTATTAAGTTTTATGTATATATTATATCAAATAAATAGGAGAAACGCATTTTGAATAATTGCATATTAGGATTAGATTTAAGCTCAGTAACTTGTGGTTGGGCAATAACAGAAAAAAAAGATGATCAAATATCAATAATTGATTGTGGTTATTTTAGAATAAATGAAAAAAATATATACAATAATGCAAAAAAAAGTATAAAAAATATAAATTCAATTATTCAACACAATAGTGGGATATCTAAAATAGTAATAGAAGAACCATCCAAAAAATTTGCTTCTGGCAAATCGACAATAAACACAATAATAAGATTAGTATCAATAAATTCTATAGTTTCGTATTCATTAAATGAAAAGTTTTCAATTGAACATCTTTCCGCTGTAAGGTCAAGAAAATTATCATGTGGCACTACATTTATGTCAAAAAAAGAACGACAAATTGAATATGAAAATATTAAAAAACAATATTGGAGGAAACATCATATATTCGAAAAAATAGTTAAGTTATACCCAGAATTCAAAAAGTTTATAAAATTTAAAATAAATAAAAAAACAGGTGAAGATGAATTAGATCCATATATGTATGATGTATGTGATGCTATTGTTTTATCAATTGCAGGACATTATAATAATGAGTGAAAAAATAAAAATATTACAAAAGTATTTAGGTCCATATGATCAATTCGGCGATCAATTATCATTTTGTTGCCCAAGAAAAGAATATCATAATGAAAGTATTGAGCAAAAAAAATTAAGCATTAATATAAAAACAGGTTTGTACCATTGCTGGGTTTGTGATTTTAAAGGCAAGTCATTAACAAAACTTTTAAAATATGTTAATGCTTCAAAAAGTGATATAGAAAGATTTAAGTCACTTCATAAAAATATAAACCCAGAAGTTACGCAAGATAAAAGTATTGACAAAGAAAAAATAATAAATCTACCAAAGGATTTTATATCCTTATTAGATGAAAGTGATGATTGTATTTTTAGAAAAAGAGTTTTAAACTATGTTAAAAATAGAGGGTTAACTGATAAATATATTTACATGTATAATTTAGGATATAGTTTGGAAAAAAAGTTTATAGAACATGTTATAATACCATCATATGATATAAATGGTAATCTTAATTACTTTCAAGGAAGAAATATAAACCCTAATGTTGAAAGAAAATATATAAATCCTAATGTTGAAAGATATGATATTATACCATTTGAACTTTATGTAAATTGGTCAGAACCAATAATAATAGTTGAAGGATTTTTTGATATGAATCCATTTTTTAATTGCTTACCACTTCTTGGAAGTAATTTAGCAGTGTCTAATAATAGATCATCGTATCTAATTCAAAAAATAATAGAACGAAAAACACCATCTGTTTATATCATGTTAGATCCAGATGCTATAAAGAAAGCACATAAGATATTAAATAGATTTTATTCATATGGAATTGAAACGTTTTTTGTTGATATAGAAGATAATAAAGATCCAGGTTGTTTAAGTTCATCACAATTTAAGTATTATATAGAAAAATCAGAAAAAGTTGATGATAGATTATTATTCAAATTAATGAGAAAAATATAATGAAAATTGCGCATATTGCAGACGTTCATGTACGAAATTTGACAAGACATGAAGAGTATAAACAAGTTTTTGAAAAATTATATTCTGATTTAAAAGAAAAAAAACCAGATATAATATTTTTGTTAGGTGATATTGTTCATTCAAAAACACAAATATCACCTGAATTAGTTGATATTGTAAGTGATTTATTTATTAAATTATCATCTATATCTACACTATTTATAGTTTTAGGAAATCATGATGTTAATCTATCAAATAAAGATAGAATGGATTCATTATCACCTATTATAAAATTAATAGAAAATGAAAATATTATATACGTAAGAAAGTCAGAATTTCTTGAATCATTTAAAATAGGTAATAATAAGGTTAATATAGGTATTTTTGGATGTGTTGACGGAAAAAGGCAATGGAATAAAATAAATAGAAAAACAAGAGAATGCAAAAACGGCTTATTAAATATCGCATTATATCATGGCCCAATTACTGGGGCGAAAACTGATATAAATTATACTCTTACAAATGATATTGATTCAAAATTTTTCGCTAATTGGGACTTTGTATTTTGTGGTGATATCCATAAACAACAAGACTTACAGAAAAAAAATACCATTATATCATATTGTGGCTCACTCATACAACAAAATTTTGGAGAAGATATAAATAAAGGTTATCTACTTTGGGATATCAATGATAAAGAAATATGGAAAAAAGATTTTATCATAATAGAAAATGATTATGGTTTTTATACATTGAGGTTATTTAATAATCAAAAAATACCACAATTAAATGATGTTCCTAAAAAGTCAAGATTCAGAATAATATTTGATGGCAGTTATTCTAATGATGATATCAGGAGAATAAAACATAAAATAGAATTAAAATATAAGCCACTTACAATTAGTACATCAGTTCAGTCTAGCAATTTGTTTGAAACATCTAATATTATAAATAATGAAAATATAAATATAAGAAACGAAAACACACAGAGATTATTGTTAAGTGAATATTTTAAATCAAGAGATATAAATTTAGTAGATGATGATTTTAATACAATATGGGATATTCATAAAAAGTGTTGGGATGATGCATATAATGAAAACGAAGAAACAGAAAGATATAATAGTTGTAAAATAAAATCAATAGAGTTTGAGAATTTATTTTCATATAAAGGAAAGCATGTTATAGATTATGATAGATTAAAAGGAATAACAGGTGTATTTGGGCAAAATGCTAGTGGAAAAAGCTCAGCTGTTGTTGATACATTATTATATGCAATATTTGGTAATACATCTAGAGATATATCAAAGGTAGGAATGATTGTAAATAATTCTGATGATGTTTCATATGGATGCGCTAATTTATATTTTAGTATAGGAAGTAAAGATTATGTTATAAAAAGAAAAACATCCAAAATATTTAATAAGCATAAAGAATTTGTTGGATATAGATCAGATGTCGACTTTTTTATACAACAAGAAGATCAATTTATTTCTCTTAATGGTGAACAAAGAACAGAAACAGAAAAAATTATAAGAAGAATAATAGGGACAATAGATGATATAACAACGACTTCAATATCACCTCAAAATCAAATGACTAAATTTATCGACTATGGTTCCGTTGATAAAAAGAAAATCATATCAAAATTTCTTGATATAGATATATTTGACAATTTATATAATATATGTAAAGACAAATTATCAAATATTAATGTTGAAGCAGATAATTTAAGATCGCTAAATTTTACTAATATAAAAGATTCATATAAATTAACGATTAATAAAAATATAGCAGATTTAAAAAATTATGAAAAAGAAAAAAATGAATTAAATCTAGCAATAGTTGATATAGATGATATAATGAATAAGTTAAGTGAACAAATTTATTCAAATATTGATATAATAGATATTTCTAAAATAAAAAGTGATTATGAATATAACAAAAATAAAAGAAAAGATTTATCAGATGAATTAGAAAATATAACAAATTCTAAGAAAGTCTTGATTAAAGAAAAAGAACAATTAGAAGAATATACACATGATAATAATGAAATAATTGCAAAAATAAAAGAAAATGATGGTAAGATAATACAGTATGAAAAATTACGAGATGAAGCAAAACAACAAATATCTAAAATAAATTCATCCATTTCGCAATTAAATAAAATTTCTAACTTTTTTAAAGAAAATAAATGTGATAGACCGGATTGTACGTTTACATTAAGAATTTCTAATTTTATAGAAAATCAATCAAAGATTGATATTGAACTTAATCAATTAATATCATTTATGGATGATATGAATATATACATAAAATCAATACAAGACGATAATAATGAGTTAGAAAATAATTTAAAGAAAAAGAGAATAAGATATGGTGAAATAGTATCTGGTATAAATAATTTAATAATAAATGAAAACAACACATTAAATGATATATTTATATTAGATAGGGATATACAAATCTTAAATGATGAAATATCAAAATTTGAGTTAAATTCAATAAAAATAAATAAAAATGTATCTTTAAACAATAAGATAAATGAATATAAAGAAAGAAAAAATGAGGTTATTAATCAATTAAATGAATTAAATGAGCAAATAACAAACTGTAGAATTAATATAAAATTAACAGAAGAAAAGTTACAAAATACTAATACTTTATACGATAAGCTATTATATTTAGAAAAAAGCATAGACCTTCACAAATTATATATGGAAGCGATAAATCATAGGGGAATTCCATACGACATTATTTTGAAGACGCTACCATATATTAATAAAGAAATTAATAAAATATTAAGTACAGCAGTGGATTTTTCTGTATTTATAGAAAATGTTGAAGATGAAGAAAAAAGAAATTTAGACGCATGGATTGAATATCCTAATGGAAATAGATATAATTTAAGTCTTGGTTCTGGTATGGAAAAAATAATAAGTTCCATTGCAATAAGATCAGCATTAATTTTAGTTTCATCATTACCTAGATTTAATTTATTTATAATAGACGAAGGATTTGGTGCATTAGATCAAGAAAATTTGAGTTCATCTCACAATATATTTATTCACTTAAATGAAATTTTTGAAAATATTATTATAATAACACATTTAGATTCTTTGAAAGATATAGTTGATAATTATATAAACGTAAATAGAGACGATGAAGGAGTAAGTTACATATCTCTTAAGATAAAAAACGATGATAAATAGAAGTATAAGATTCCCATTAGAAAAAAATTTAGATAAATTAGACTCTATAATATATGAAGATAATTCATTGAATTCTCCACAGTTTTTTAATGTATCAAGATTAAATACAATATATAGTCTAGGTTATAGTTCTTTTATATTAAGAGGTAGTAATAATTTAAAAAGAGCGTCAATTGTTGAATATGAAATGTATGATCAATATGGAACTCAAATTGCTTGTAGGGTAAAAAAAAATAATTCAACGATTGGTGCTTCTAATGTTGTTGTTTCTTTTCTTATAGAACCAATTCATTCTAATGGACAAGCAACATTAATCATTGTTGGTGTATCAAATGATAGAAAATATACTAATTCAAAGCCTGATATAAGATGGAAAATAAATTTTACAATAGATAAATATATAAGTAACAATAATGATTTAGTATTTTATTCTGCACCAACTGCTAGTTTTTCAGAAACTCCAGCGGGTGTTATAAATGATATAGGACAAGAAGTTACAATAGCAAATGTTGATTTATCTTCACTTAATCCATTTTGTGGAAAATTAGACGAAGTTAGTTTATATTATAGGTTATCTGAAACATCTAATGATTTTTCATTAGCAACAACATATAGACTACAACCTGACGAAACAGATTCAGGTAGTTTTTATGAACCAGATGGTGGATCTTGGGTTCAATATGCAACAGAGTCTCAAATAACAAATGAAATAAATGATTCTTCTTTATCTTTTTCTGTGCCAATAAACATAATAACAAAGCCAACTTATTATGACATAAAATTAGCTTTTTATGATGGTAAAAATGAAATAAGTAGAAATGATCAAGGAAGACCATATCATATAATATACAAAAATATACCATTTAGTGGTGTTGATTCATTGGGCCAATTAAAATATGACAATGTCATAGGCGTTCCTAATGTAAAGTGGGTAAATTCACCTAATGAAAATACAGAATATGGTGAACTATTAACAAATAATAATATTGTGGAACTAACTTGGGCAGATTTAACATTAATGCCTTCATCTGATTTTCCTCTATACACAACAGATATATATGGATTAAACAAATCTATAACATATAGAACAGCCCAATCAATAAAAAAATATGCTATATGGATGTTTTTAACAAAGGAACAAAATTACGCTCCTGAATGGCAATACCCAGGAAAAGTTATATTATATAATCAAAATTTATTTAATCAATCATTATTTAACGAAAAAGCTTTTCCTTCTCCTGATAATAAAGGGTATTGGTACTTTAGAGGATTTTCATCAACAAATTATGCATCATTTGATGTACCAAGAGGATATACTGTTTCATTTTGGGTTGGTTTTGTAACTAATAAAACATTAATACCAACATTAGAGTATCTACCAACAGAAATATTAGAATTTACAAGACATGTAAACTATATTAATGTATTTTATTCTTATGGCGATATAACTTGGAGTTAAAATAATTAATGACGATATATATACAATCATCATCATATCCAAATCAAATAGATAATCCTGTTAATTTATTAATAGCAGAGAATAATTTATACACATCAACATCAAATTATTTAAATTCAGGATGGGAAAATATACATGGGGATGATACACAACATATAGAAGTATATGGAATAAGTTCATTCCCAACTGCTGGCGGTTATATATCAATTGATAATGAAATAATGTATTATTGTTCAACGTCAGTTTCGGCATCAGTTGATGTATTACATATTCCTAGTCAATCAAGAGCATTATTTGGCAGTTCTGGTAGTTCTCATGATTCTGCAAGTAGAGTCGAATCAAGAATAATAGCAGAATATCATAACCGACATTCACAAGCTATTTTAAATATAGAAAATACAATAGGAAGTCTTCCTAATGGTATACCAATAAACTCATCACAATCTGATGCTTCTAAAGCTAACACAAACTATTTTGAAATAGATAGTGGTAGTGGGATTATAAGAAGTGGTACCTTAGAAGATAGAATAAATTATTTAGAGTGGGCAATATTTGAATTATTCAGCTCAAGTTATTTCGAATCAAGAAGTATGAAATTATCGCAATCATTATGGCAATTATAATAAAAGGAATTAATTATGTCATCTAATAAAGATCCATTCGTCGGCCCAATATATGTGCCAGACGTTTCAACAACTATACCATATATAAAATCTGGTGCTTTAATGCAGGTTTATGAAATATTAAACGAATATGATAAGAGCCTTGGCGGAAATCAGGATAGAACTAATCCTAAAATACCTGCAACAACAACAGCAAGAATAAGTTTAACAAATGTGTATGTAGAAACTGGTACAGTAACTAATATAGCTATTGAAAGAAAACCATCACAAAGACTAGATCACAATGATTCATCTAATGGTGGTACAATAGAGACAGGTGAGACAACATGGAGTAGATGTGGTAATAGTACAGTATATTGGCCGGCATCAGCAACTGCATATAATATAAATATAGACGTTGCTACACCAATTGGGGCAAGAGTAGGTGGCGCAAAATGGGATTTTAGAACAAAATTTTATGGTGAAGCAGTTAAAACAAGAATAAAACCATATAACGCGAATGGATTTGTAACAGCTGCTGGATTTATATATGGTGAGCAAAATACAATATATGGGCCATCAGGTAGTATAAGGTTCCAATGTGGTGCTGAAGCACCAGATTATATGTTTGGTGGCAACAAATCTTTACAAAATAGATATGCGAAAATACAATACCAAAATGGTTGGATATCAGGAACATTTACATGTTATTCATCTTCTGATGAAGTAGGCAGAGGCAATATATATGTTAGCCGATCATATTGGGTTTGGAACTATATGTTACCAACAAGTGAAAACTATTATAATTACTGGGGAATGTGGAATGATGGTTGGCCAGCAACAATGTCTATATATAATGACGTTCTTGCCGATTCAAGAGTATCATTAAATGGAATAGAAGACACATCAGAAATTGTTGGAGTTCTTAGTTCTGCAGTTGAATTAAGTAGCCAATGGCAGATATCTGGAACCTTACCAAGTGATATAGCAACAATTGGGTGGCAATCATTATATGCAGCACCATCAGGATGGTACAGTGCAGCAAACCCATACATTAGTTATTCTAGCCGACCAACTTATATACCATCTCATGAATGGCCAGTAGCAACAGGGCAAATTTGGGTATCATCAGGTGCATTTAATAATATTACAAATTATAGAATATTTTTATGGATATCAACTGGGTCTTCAGATGCTACAGGAATAAGTGAAACGTCATTAATGTATAGAACTGCGCCTGGAGCATTAGGAAACGATACTGGTAGTGGAACATGGTATTTATATGATGAAATACCTGCCCCACATGTTCGCGCAGGCACAAATGATAGTACACATAGAGATATAGAATATACAGTACCTAACTTACCAAGACAAAAAAATGTTTGTTTCTGGGTTGGCACAATGTGTGAAAGAAGTGAGACATGTACTGTTACAACAATGAGCTATGATTATGAAACATATTTAACAAGCGGCGCAAAAGACAATATGGCAGTTGTTGCAAAAAAAAGAAGATATAACGTAGTAAGCTAAAGGTTATTTTATGTCATCTAATAAAGATCCATTCGTTGGTCCATTATATGTGCCACAAACACAATCTGTAATTACGTATAATAATCCAAATTTAATAGATGGATTATATGCTACGTTTACAGGAAAACCGAAGATAGTTATGTCAAGAGGTGGATATTCATATGATGTTGATGATTTCGGTAATGTAAAAGCATGGCTAACATGTGGTACACTATATAATTATATGATATTATATATGGTAAATGGTTTAGAAGAACAATATCCGATATATATACCTCAAATATTAGATCATGATATGAACTTAATGTTTTCAGCGTATGTTTGTTCGTCAATAACCGCCTCAAATCCACATATTTCCTTATCTTGTGAAGGTTGTGGATTAGCACTAACATCACTTAACATAAATGCTGATGATTCTGATACTTTGACAAGAGTATATGGGTCATTTTCATTGTATAAACAAAATGACAGCCCATATATAAGAATATCATTAGGCTTATATGGGGTAGCATGTTCATCATTAGATAATATAATGCTTGAAGAGATGCAAGATAATCAAACAACCCCTTCAGAATTCAATGTCATTACATATAATATAATAAATGATGTTTTAGAAATGTCAGAGGCGGAAAATGTTGGTATTATGAAGCCTCAATCTCAATTTTCTGCTTCTAGTGGTTTAATCCCAATGTATTGTTTAGGTGATGTTATAAAAGAACATGAAGGAACTGTTGGAATTATTGATTATGGTGCACAATTTTCTGCTGCATTAGCTCCAGGAAATTGGCCAATGACAAGTATGTCAATGATGAATAATGATGGTAAATTAACGTTAGTTGGATCATCTGCTCCGGCTACATTAAGCAATTCTATAAATACAAATAACATATTATATGGTAATGGGACTAATACAAAACTTTGGAATGGGACTTCATTAATGATAAGCGGTCCAGTGTACCAAACTCAATTAACTTCTGCAGGAGGAATTGCCATATCAAAAACCATAGGGGGGACTATAATTTTTAGTAATAATCCAGCTATTGGATTTTATACTACAGATATAAATACAGGAATTTCTTCACAATATGGTGGGGATTTTATAAGGTTATACAGTCAATCTTTACAGCATTATTGTTCTATTGGTAAAAATGAAACGTATATATCTTCATCATTACACGATCATATATTATATTTAAGCGGATCAGGAATGAGATTATTATCTCAATCTGTACAAACGTTTCATTTAGATGAAAAAGGTTCAATAACTGCAAGTAAAGCGCAATTTACTGCTAGTAATATTGAAATTAATTTAAATCCAAATGTTATAGTAGATCATTCAATAGTTTTTTCTATAGTTTCTCAATCTAGTGATAAAGCTCATTTTTATAATGATGGAGAATTGGATTGTGGAACAATTGATTGTCAAGGTCATATATTTGCTGCAAGTTATATTGAATCAGAAGCAGAATTGATTGCTGCTACAGATATAAGATTGGGTGGGAATATTACAGCATCAGGAATAGGTTTATTTACACAAAGTTCTGTAGCAATAAGATGGGGGGATACAAATCCAACTGGAATGTTTCCTACCGGAACATTATTTTATAATACAGATAGTCCTTGTTTATGTATATGGGCAGGTTCTGTTTGGTTTGAAATTACTCCTTAATATATTGGAATTATAAGAATGGAAATAGAAAAAACATTTAAAGAATTAAGAAACAACTTATCAAATCTAATTATAGAATTTGAAAATGCTGAAAAACAATATAAATTTGCTTTATCAAATAAAGAAATATTATTTGAAAAGTTAAAGTCAGCTCATTATGAATTAGAAATGTTTCTACAAAATAATATATCAACAAAAGAAAAAGAGGAAAATAAAGATGTTTAATTTCTTTACAGCTATAATTAATTTTATAGAAAAAAATAAAATGTCAATATTGTTTATGTTGTTTGGTCTTATCGTCGGATATTATGTTTTTCATAACGATCCAAAAACAGTTACTATAGAGCGTGAAGTAAAAGTTGAAGTTATAAAATATGATACAATAAATATTGAACACAGAGATACGGTCATAAAATATATGAAGATAAAACCAGATACATTATTTATTATGACAGATTCAACATACATTGATTCATTATATAAAGAATTTGCGGAACAAATAAAAGCAGGAAACGTTCCATATTCTGAAGATTCAGTACATTTTGGAAAAGATTTTCTACAAACAAGATATACATTTCCTCCTATGAGTAAATTTGATTATAAATTCAAAGCTGGGGATGATTCAATTATTCATGAAACAATAACCATAACAAGAACTATAGATAAGACTCCTAAATTATCTATATTTGTCGGAGGAATAACAAATGTATCTTCAGAAAATAAAATCGAAAGATATGGAGCAATTGCTGGTTTAAAAGTTAAAAATATTGGATTTCATGGAGCATTATTTGATAATAAATCAAAACAATTCGGTGTAACATATTATTGGCCAAAATAAAAAATGGAGTATACAAAATGACAAAACAAGATAAAAATATGATAGAAGCATTACAAGCGGCACTTAAAAAAATAGATGAAGCATATAATAATTCAAATGAATTTAATATAAGACAATTTTTGCTTAAAATTAAAGTAGATTTACATAAATTATTAAAATCATTAGCAGAAGAATAATGAATATTATAAATCACATAAATATATTACCTTGGCATCCTACAAAGAGATGGGGTCAGCGTAATTTATCTTTAATTAAAAACATAGTAATCCATCAATCTATGAGTTATTATAAACAATATTCAACTAAAGATATTGAAGGTGTTAATAATTATCACATAACTCCATCAAATGATAATCATATATCAAAAACAGGTTGCCCCCACATATGTTATACATTTGTAATAGATGATGATGGAAAGACTTATCAATGTAATGAATATAAACATATAACATGGCATTGTAAAGGCCACAATATTGATTCATTGGGTATATTAATTCTTGGTGATTTTGATGGTCCTTCTTATAATGGGAAATATGAAAAACCAACACAAGAACAAATGGAGTCTTTATATTTATTACTTAATTACATGATAGATCAAAAATTTTATAGACAAATAGATAAGAAACACATATTTGGTCATACTGAATTACAAGCAAATAAAGAAAATTGTCCAGGTAATTATTTAATGAAATTTGTTGATCAATATAGAACAAAAAGTATTATAAATTTGAACGAGATATAAGGTATTCCTATGAGTAGATTTGATCAAATAAAAAATGCTAATAGAAAATTTGAAAGTGATGAAGATAAGCAATGGAGATTTAATTATAAAATAGGTGACGAGTGGGTTGATAGTAAAGGGAATAAATGGAAAAAAATAAGTGATAAGGCAAGAGTATCACAGAATGAAAGAAAAATAGGCGCAATTGTTCCATATTTTTGCCCTCAATGTGGAAATGCTATACAGAGAGTTGACGAATTTTATGTTGTAACAAAAGGAGTTTGTTTAGACTGCGATATAAAAAATGAGTGGGAAGAACAAAAGAAGGAATTATTAAAAATACAGGAAGTAAAAAATGAAACAAATTAACTACATTAATGAACCAATTGTAAAGTCACAAGATGTTGGTGAGCCAAGAATGGATGACGTTTTCAAGGTTTATAATTATCTTATGCAAAAAGCAAAACCAAAGTTTTTCTTTACTGTACAATTTTTCACAATGTCAGAAGATAGTAAAAAACCAAAAAATGTCAAAAATATGAAAGGCTATAATGATGATGATTCTAAACCAGAATATTATATGAAATTAACATATATGAGTCATAAACCATCATATGATTATAACCCTTCATCATCAACAGAAAATATTGTAAACCAAGAAGCCGATGATTTTGCGAAAGCAATAATAGAAGGTTATAAAAATGAATTTGGTGAACCATTTCCATTTAAATTTGAAAGATTTGAAAAATCATTTTCTGAAACATGTGGTTTTAGACAATTAAGGTATTTGGCACCAATGATATTTAAGCTACCGAAATAACTTATAAAGTATGCCAAGAAAAAAAATACAAAAAGGTCAATTAAGAATTGATGACTCTACTGATTTAAAAAAAATTGGTATAGAATTAGTTCGCTGTAAAAAAAGCTGTTCTTATTTCATAAGTAATTATATTGTTATACAACACCCTACAAGAGGTAAATTATTATTCAAGTTATGGGATTTTCAAGAAGATGTATTAAAAAGTTTTTTAAATCATAGATTTAACATTATATTAAAAGCTAGGCAGCTTGGAATATCAACTCTTATAGCAGCATATGCTTTATGGTTGGCAACATTTCACAATGATAAATCAATTTTATGTATGGCAACAAAAGCAGATGTTGCGAAGAATATTATTAAAAAAGTTGATGTTATGATAAAAGGTCTCCCTCTATGGTTGAGACCAGAATTAGTTGATGATAATAAATTTGAAAAAACATTTGTAAATAGATCATCAATAAAAGCAATAGGAACAACAGAAGAATCAGGAAGATCAGAAGCTCTATCATTATTAATACTTGATGAAGCAGCATTCATTGATCAAAGAATTATGGAAACAGTATGGGGAGCTGCTTCACATACATTGAGTACAGGTGGTGATTGTATAGTTTGTTCTACCCCAAATGGTGTAGGAAATTGGTTCCATAAAACTTTTGTAGACGCAGAGGCAAGATTAAACGAATTTTATCCAATGACGTTACACTGGTCTGTTCATCCAGAGCATACAATAGAATGGAGAAAACAACAAGACTTAATTGATCCTAAATTAGCCGCACAAGAATGTTTTGATGGTGAAACAAGAATTTTTACTAAAAATGGCTATAAAAAAATAAAGGATATTAAAATTGGTGATATGGTTTTAACACATAATGGTAGATTCAAACGTGTTACAAAATTATATAATAAAAGAAGTAGTAATCTATTTAAAATAAAATCATTTCTTAATGATAATATATCATATGTTACTAAAAACCATCCATTTTTATGTAATAATAAATTCCAAGAAATATCAAATATAAATAATAATGAATTACTGCCTATAATAACAAATAATATAGAATATGATAATGAAAAAACTATATTAGATTTATATGATATAATTAAACCAAAATATTTTAAGAAAAAATTATGCAATGACGGTAATTCATTCTATATAAATGATAGAAAAAACAAAGTAGTTCATAATAGATATATAAGTGTCGATTATGATTTGGGGTATATAATTGGTATATATCTTTCAGAAGGTACATGTGATAGATTAAGATTTTGGGTATCACATCATGTTAATGAAAAAGAAACATGGGTAAAAGAATTAATAAAAATAATACAAAATAAATTTGGATTAAAGCAATGGCAACAAAGATTTAATATAGAAATTAATAATGGCGCTCAAACAACGTTTTGTTCAGAAATATTATGTAATACAATAAAAATGTTTGTTGATGGTGATTTATGTTATAATAAAAAATTAAGTGAATTTGCATATAAAAATGGTAACATTGAGTTTTTCAAAGGTGTATTAGATGCAACATATATTGGCGATGCTACAATGTCATGTCATAATTATAAACATCTTGGTGTTACATCAAAAGATATGATATATGATATGAAATTTATTTTACATTTATTAGGAATAAATTCATGTTCATTTAGAAATCATTATAAAGATAATATATGTAAAGGTCATTCACTAAAAATATTAAATTCACACAAAATAGAAATAAATGGAAAGATTACAAATTTAATAAATAATGATAAATTAAATCAAACCAGATATTTTAGTTACTATAATAGTGATGAAAATTATACATACTCTCAAATAATAAAGGATGATTTTAGTGAAGAAATTGACGTTTATAATTTAGAAATAGAAGAAGATAATAGTTATGTCACAGAACACTTTATAGTTCATAACTGCGACGTTACATTTGTTACGTCTGGTGATAATGTTATAGATTTAAAATTCTTAAAAGAAAATTATGAAAAACATATAAGAAAACCAAAATATGAAGAATTATTAGATAGAGGTTTACATATTTGGGAACCACCTTCTATAGATCATAATTGTAATTATGTTATAGTAGCTGATATTGCAACAGGTGATGGAACTGATTATTGTGCCGCAGTTGTATTAAAAATATCAGAAATAGAAAAAGATGTAATTGTTGCAACATATAAAGGTAAAATAAAAACAGATGATTTTGGAATTGTATTAGATCAATTAGGAAGAAATTACCACAACGCTTTATTAGTTATTGAAAATGTAGGTGTTGGGCATTCAACAATAACAAAAGTTATGGAATTAAATTACCCTAATTTATATTATACACCAAAAGGTGAATCTTATAATTATGATTATATAAATAATTTAGCTGACATAGAAAAAGTAAAATTTGATGGTAAACCAGGATTTACAACATCACAAAGAACAAGACCAGCTGTAATTGGTAAGTTAATTAACAGCATAATGAACCAAACAGTTGAGTTTTTTGACCGAAGAATAATTACAGAATTAGAAACGTTCATATATAAAAATGGAAGAGCGCAAGCAAGACATGGTTATAATGATGATTTAATAATGAGTTTAGCTATCGCATTATGGGTAAGAGATATAGCTTATAAAATAAAAATGATCCAAGGCGAAAAAGCGAAAGCAGCATTAGAAAATTATTCTTATGTATCATCATCTATGCCAATAATAAGAAGTTCAAATTATGAAACTAACCCATATATAATACAGGTTAGAGAAGGTCAGATGGAAGATATAAGTTGGTTATTTAAGAAATAAAGGAATATTATAAAATGGCTGATGTAAAAAACAATGAAGAAAAAATAGAGTTATTGTATAAAAAACTAACAAGACTTTTAAGTACAGGCACAATAATACGACAAGTAGGTACTGAAAAACAAGTAAAAATAAGAGACGTTGACCTAACAAGGGGTATGATAGGAAAGCTATCAGGTTATAGTAAGTCGTATAATTCAATATATGCTGATATAATGGCTCAAACTTCTAATAGAATTGGTAGAATGTTTGAATATGAAATGATGGAACAAACACCAGAAGTTGCCGCATCTCTCGATATATATGCAGATGAATGTTTGCAAAAGGACGATGAAGATAAAATACTTCAAATAGATTCAGATGACGATAGAATAAAACAAATACTCGAGAATTTATTTTATGATATTCTTAACGTAGAAACTCACTTATGGAATGCAATAAGAGGTATGTGCAAGTATGGTGACTATTTTTGGCTTTTAAATGTACATGAAAAATATGGAGTATTAGGATTTTTAGCAGTTGATCCAGAAATTATAGAAAGAAACGAAGGAGAATATAGTAAAACGCCTGGTATCATAACGTTCAACTTTACAGGAACATCATATAATAAGTATATGTCAACTCCTTATGATATACAATCAGCTGACAAAATATTGCAAAATTGGCAAGTTGCTCATTTTAGATTAGCATCAGATAATAAATTTTTACCATACGGTAAATCAGTTATTGAATCATCAAGAAAAATATGGAAGCAATTAATTTTACTAGAAGACGCAATGATGGTTTATAGAGTAACAAGATCACCAGAAAGAAGAGTTTTTAATATAGATGTTGCAGACTTACCACCAGAACAAATCCCAGATTATATAGAAAAAGTAAAAAATAAAATGAAAAAACAACCTCTTGTTGACCCATCAACAGGTAATATAAATCTAAAATACAATGTTATGCCTGTTCATAAAGATTCTATAATTTCTTTATTAGATGGTAGAAATATAACAATAGAAAATCTTGCAAAAGAGTATAATGATGGAATAATAAATTATGTTTATTCTGTACAGGATAAAACACATAAAATAGTTCCTGGCAAAGTATCATGGTGTGGTAAAAATTATAAAGCAAATAAAATAGTAGAAGTAACATTAGATGATGGATCAATTATTAAAACAGCTCCAGAACATCCATTTATTATGAGAGATGGTACGCAAAAAAGAGCAGATCAATTAAATAAGAATGATAGTTTGATGCCATTTTATGAAAAAACAGGCACAATAAATAAAAAAGATTATAAAATGATTTATAATCCAAATTCTAATAATTATGAATTCGTTCACAGATTGTTAAAAAATCAAAAAGTTATAGATATCGATAATTCAGCAAAAAATACTAAACGAATTTTAGTAACTCATCATAAAGATGGTAACAGATTTAATAATAACCCCGATAACCTATTGTTGTGCAGCTGGTTACAACATAAAAAAATTCATGTTTCTATGAATTCATCTTCATTAAAAAGAAAACAAATTTCTGAAGCTAATAAAAAAAATGGAAACGCAATCAAAATGGGGTTGAAATATAATGGATCTGATCTTCATAAAAAACATAATGAAATAAGAAAAAAAGCTCAAATAAAATCATGGTGTAACAATTATGATAGAAGATGTAATATTCTAAGATATAAACTTAATGATGAATGTATAGAAAAAATAAAATATATATTTAACTCACTTAATATTAATAATATATCGACAAGAAAAATGTCTAATATATTAAGATCTGATGATAGTTTTATGAATTATTTTTACTCAATACAATCCAATGGTAAAAAAAGTATAAATGATAAAATGTTATCATTACTTATAGCTCATACATTAAATATAGAACCAAAAACATATAATAATTCTATAAAAGTATATGAATTAAATCAAAAGTCATTTATTAATAAGTATAATTTTAATAGAGATTGTGGTTTAAATCATAAGGTTTTAAATACTAAAATAATTAATGAAAACGTTGACGTTTATTGTATGACAGTAGTAGGATTAAATGGAGAAGATGATAGACATAATTTTGCTATAGGACCTTGTAAAGGATCTGATGTTCACTCATCTAAATGTTTTGTTGCTAATAGCATAGACGAGGATTATTTCATACCAATAAGAGGTGAAAAAAAATCAACAAGTATTGATACGTTGCCTGGTGCTGAAAATCTTAAAGATATAGATGATATAACATATATGCAAAAGAAGTTATTCACTGCACTAAAAATTCCAAAGGCATATTTGGCAAATGAAGAAGATATAGCATCAAAAAGTGCGTTAAGCCAATTAGACATAAGATTTGCAAGAACAATAACGAGAATACAAGATGCTATTACAACTGAGCTAACAAAAATAGCTATAGTCCATCTTTATATATTAGGATTCTCAGATGAAGAACTAGTTAACTATGAAATAAAATTAACATCACCATCTGCAATTGCAGAACAAATGAGACTTGATCTCGTTAAATCAAGAATTGAAGCAGCAAATATGGCAAGAGATTCTGGTTTATATGATCGAACGTCAATAATGAAAGACATATTAAGACTATCAGATGATGATATAAGAAATATTAATGAAATGTTAATAAAAGACAGCAAATTTAGATTTATATTGACAAATATAGAAAATAATGGACTAGATCCAAGATCAGATGAATATGCAAAACAACAAATAGCGCAACAACAAGGTGAATTCCAACAAGATGAAAATGGAGCAGAAGTACAATCAGTTGGTAATATGCAGCCAGCAGGAACTCAGCCTAATTCTCAATATAATGAACCAATCAGAGAACCTGTTAACGCAAGTTCAGTAACGCCATCATCTACTATGGGTGTTCCTGGAAGTAAAGAAAGATCACCATTATCAAAAGAAAGCATAAATAATATGCTAGCTGATCTAAAAGATAAAAAGGTTATAAATGAATCTATTAATGTTATGGATAAAATAATATTACAAATAGATAATAGCGAACAGATATTAAATGAAAATATAATATAATTTTTTATGAATTATTTTATAATTATAATAGAAATATAAACAAATATATTATAGGAAATAAAATGCAAAAATTAAAGCACACGAAGGTTAAAGATATAGGGCTTATTGTTGAATTGACATCAAGAACCTTAATAAATTTTATATTGGAGAATAAAAAGCCTATAGACATAGTTAATACATTTAAAAAACATTTTCATAAAAATTCATTACTTTTAAAAGAATATCAATTATATAAATTGTTGACTGATTGTACTGTAAGATCAAATTCAGAAGCATTTTCTATATTAAATGATGTTGGTAAATATTCTTTGCTAATTAATGAAGATGAATTGGCGAGACAATCACAGAGATATTTATCAGAAATTAATAATTTTATAAATATAAAAGATTTTTTTAAACAACCAGTTAAAAATTATAGGCTTAATGCGTCAATACAACAATTTTTGCATGAAACAAGAAATCCTTCTGGCATTTCCAATATAATGAACAAAAATAGAATGGAAAATCTTATAATAGAAAACATGATAATAACTCATAAAACAACAAAAAAAGAGAAATTAAAAGATATTGGTGAAAATAAGATAGATGATTTAACATATTATATAATATTAGAACAATTTAATTCAAAATATAAGAATATATTACCAGAACAAAAATTAATTATTAATGACTTTATTACAAGTATGGATGATAAAAATAAATTTGATAAAAAATTAAAAAATGAAGCTAAATCATTAATTGAAAATTTTGATGAACTTTCTAAAAAAATAGATGATGAACAAAAACTATGTGTAAAAATGAAAATAATAAAAAAGAGATTATTTAATATATTAAATGAATCTAAGAGTGTTAATAATGATAATATATTATTAATATTAAATTGCCAGTTGTTGAAGAATAAATTAAAGGAACTATAATAAATGAATAACTTTATTAGTTTAGCTAAAAAAACTCTGCTAACAGAAACATGGATAACGAATAGAAGTGGTAAAATAAATTTTCTTTTAAGCATAGACGATGGTAATTTTAAAAACATAAAATCTGCTACTATTGGAATAAGATTTAACGTTAAGTTAAAAGAAACAAAATCTATAAAAAAAGCAGAATATCCAACAGTTGAAGCAGCAAGACTTTTACAAAATGAAATAGAAAATTTTATAAAACATAGATTAGACAAAGTATTCGCTTCAAATTTATATAGATTAGAAAATTTTTCAAAAAGACACCCAGAAACAGGTTATGTATTCCCCAAACCATATGATTATGATTCACAATCAAAAAATATATATAAATTTGGTAAATCAATGCTAGTTGATATATATGAATATGTTATATCAAGTGATGGATTTAGTAGAGATCAATATTTTGATGAAGCTAAAAAAACTATAATAAACAAACTATTAAGTGACCCATTATTTAATAGCAAGGCATCACCATGGGAGATAGTATAAATGCCATCAGTAAGTAAATCCCAACAACGCCTGTTTGGCATGGCATCAGCATCAAAAAAAGGTGTAAAAGGAATGCCAAAAAAAGCAAAAGACATAGCCAAATCATTATCAAAAAAGAAAATTGATAAATATGCTAAAACACCACATAAAGGACTTCCTGAAAGAGTTCCAAAAAATGAATCACTAAAATTAATGAACATAATGTTAGAGGATAATTTTATAGATTCAAGATTACCAAAACAATTAAGCCAAATTATAAATTTATGTAAAGAATTACAAACATTATCACAAAAGCTTGATCCTAACATAAAAAAAGAATCACAAAGATATATAAAAAGAATTAATGATGAAGCTTGGCAAATGGCTAGATATATTATAAGTTTGGGATAATGAAATTAATAAATGTTATGAATAAAATATGATTTAAATTAAAAAAAATTATAATTATTTATAAAAGATAACTTAACGAGAATGATATAAAATGAAAATATCTAAGGAAAAAGCCAAAGAAATAGGAAATAATTTAAATATTGACTTTGATAAATTTAATTTTAAGCAGTTTTGGGTAGGGTGCAACGTAGAGTTAGAACATTCCGACGTATATAAAAGTGATGATAATGAATTAACAGCAGGTAAAATTGCGTTAGATCATTTAAAAGAAATACCAGATTATTATACGAGATTAACAAAAATGGAAAAAGATGCAGGTATAAATGAATCATCAGAAAGTGATGTTGTAAAAAAATTATCAAGTTTAATATGGAAAGGTGCAAAGCACAATCAACCTGATTATTCTGCAAAAGAATTAATTGATGGTTGGCTTGAAGATAAGGTAAGATATAATGTTATAATGAATTATCTATCAGCATTCTTTTCAGGTAATAATGAAGTTAAAAAATTGGCAAAACAATATATGGATTTAAGACGAATGGGTAAAATTAAAGTGAATGAAGAAACAACATCATCAGCAACACCAGGTTATTCTTCAAAATATGCATTTTCATCAACTGGAAAACCTAAAAAAAGAAAAAGTTTAGGCTTTGAATATCCTGCATATCCCGATCTCCATCCGTCAGCAAAGGCAGACAATGATACAAATCCAAGTGAAAACTTTTTACATGAGCAGAAAACATTATTGACAACTGCTGCTGGTTCAATAGCTAAAACATTAAAAGATTCTATAGAAAGCGTTAAAAGAATAGGAAGTAATATAGAAATTACATTGAAAAAAGAATGTTGCAAAAATAGATATGATTTGCAAAATTGGGGAATGGCACTATATTCTAACGCTTCAAGATTAGGCGTTCCAAATTTAAGAGTTAAATATGATAAAGGAACAAAATTTGTTATTATGTCTGAATCGGCTAAGATAAATGAAACATCATCTCCTTATAAAATAGATATACAAAAAAAGAATTTAATTTATCAAATTTATGAAGCAGGTTTCTTTCAAATGGGATTTGATAATATCAAAGAAGCATTAAAATATTGGAACGATAAAATAATGCCACAAAGAAAATATTGGCATAATAAAAGTAAGGGTTACTATGTTTATTTAACAAAAGGAGATAAGCAATTATTAAATACAAGTTCATCAGATGATGAATTAAATAAACAAATAAGGAAATTATTATCAATGAGAGAATCAATAAATGAATCAATAGATGCATCATCATTAAAACTTGGTCTAAAAAGAATTTATGAAGATATGATAAGATCGGGGGATAAAAAGACAAATGATGGCAAAAAATATATGATGAAAATATATGCGTTTTTAGACAAACAAAATCATCTTCATGATACAAATATAGGTGAAGTTATATTATTTATGTGGAGAGGAATGAAACAAGGAAAACATGTTCACTTCAAAGATGTTGAACATACATTAAAATCAACAATTGATGATCCAAAGAAATGGTTGGAAGAAGGCTATAGAGTCAACTTAAGTGAAGTAATTGATGTAGATCAACTAAATATAACGGGATGTAATAGGAAAGGAAATAAATGGTATAATAAATCAGGAAAAATTGTTGCCTATTATGATAAATCAAAAGATGAATTATTAACAGATCCTGATGAACTAGATAAAATTGAATCATTAAATGAATCAGCATTCCATCCACTTATAGATACAGTTCCTCTAAAGTAAACTCGA